TGTAAGTATTCCTTACAAGTTGAGTAAGAGAGGTAAGTGATTGCCTCTCTTTTTTGTTTCAGTTTGCGTGAGTGACGTTGCAATTTTTGCAACAATCACTCTGACTTTCCTTTTTTTTGTTTTTACATTTTCAAGAAGTCTTCTATATCTATGTACTCAATACCGAAATTCTCCGCACATTGTTTGTCGGAGTCCGAGAAGTCACCTTCTTTTCCACTAGCATCGCCTATCATTATCAACTCTCTTTTTTCCCAAGAAGAATATGATTCTAGCATTCCTGTATTTGGCTTTCGCATATCTATTTCTGCATTCGATGGACAATACATAGAGTTGACGAAGATATTTCGTCCGGTATGATTGCGAAGATATTTTTGCATAAAGCTTTCAATAGCCTTAATCTTGCCGATAAAATCCTGTTCGTCAACAAATTGAGGGATGCCTCCTTGGTTTGAGACTATTTCAACATAGTAAAGAGTAGGGAATGCATCTACAATCTTATCCAAAACCTCTTTACGGATTTTGAAATCTGTTACATCTGTAGGAAAGGTGTTTCCTGATATAGTTGTAATAATCGTGTCATCTAAATCAATGAATAATACTTTTTTCTTGATTAAATATCCTTTTTCTGTCATAATTTTGCTTTTTTCTATATTGATATATTAATATCTTTATCTACGAAAATTAAGTTTGTAAAACACAGTTGTTCCGGTGTGTCTCACCATTTTTATTACAATGCAAAGATACGACAAAAAAGATGGCCTTGCAAATAAATTAATGCAAATTTTAAAACGTTATCTGTTTTTAATGAAATCATTAACAATTCTCTCTATGGTGTCTTGCTTGATAGCTATAGGGGCATCACCTTGATATTCTATCACTTGGTTGCCGCATTCCTTCCAAAATAGGTTGCTATTGATGCGTTCGCCATCTACCAAGATCCAATCCTGATGATGTTCAAACGAATGCATATTAGTTAGCGGAACGAGAATGAATAATTTATTCTCCATCTTGTTTACGAGTACCGACAAGTCATTATCATCAAATGTAATGATAACTCGATTTTCATTCTCAGATAGAACGTTAAAATCCTCATTAAAACGTTCATAAAGGTAATTTTTGATTTTCGAACAACTCATATTCTTGTAATTTTATAGGAGGGCAGATGGAAAAATCCAAGGTCTGCCCGCCAAGTTAAACTTATAAGGAAATCTTCTATAATATCGACTGACAGAGCCATCCCATAAGATAGCATGGTTCTTCGCCTTGCATATCTATTCCCAGATGGTTGCATATATGTGCTACTACATGAAACATTTCATGTGTGAGACTATTTATATACTCACCTTCAGAAGTAGACTTGCAAATGAGCACAACACTTGTTTTCTTTGAAACATTTGTGTATGTCAATCCTTTGTTTGAAGAATCGGTTGAAATGTGGTCGTATGCATCCAATAATGGTTGCCCCTTACAATCAATGGAACTTAGTAAGTCCATAGCTTCGTCAACATCTTCTTGATTAGCTATATGACATACAATCACATTCCAATCGTATTTCTCCAAGTAAATTTCTTGTTTAATCATAATACATCATCCCATGGAATGCCGATACCATTATGGTTGCAATCGGCATAAAATCTATTGAAAATAAATCCGTCCGCTTGGTCTGGGTCATCCACCATATCCTTAATGAATTGAGCCAAAGCAGCTTCGTCTTTTAAAGAAGACTTAAAGAAATCGGCTCTAGCCATGTTTGCGACATAAACGAAATCGTAATTGTCGGCATTCTCCAACTTTACGTTGTTGACTTTAAGAAGTTCCTCGACTGTATCTTTTTCTGTCGGTTCAACTTTTTCGAGCTTACCAGTTGTTGCGTTTGTCTTGCGCATTAAGGTAATAGCCCAGTCGCACATCTTTTTATTGAAGTGCCAGCCATTGTAGCGAAGGTATGCAATCATCCCTTCCGGCTTCATATCGTATGCGTCAAGTGGTATTTTGTATCTTCCCATAATAAAAGCTTTTAAAGGAGGTGGAGATTTCTCCCCACCTCAAAGTGTAATACTAATAGCGATAACCGCCACCTCTGCGACCACCATGTCTTTCACCATAGCGGTCATCATCGTCATCCCAATTGTCTCGGTAATCCGGCATTGGATTTCTGTGACCCATTCGTCCATACTTGTCATCCCCCATTTCATCAATGCAGTGCATGAGTTTACCACCATACTTAAGCATCTTCTCTACAAGTTCTGACATTTCATTTACCTTGTTTTCGGTAATTTCTATCATGTATCCCATAATGATTTACTTTTTTGTATTAACTTTTTCCAAAGCCACTGACAACATAGACTTAATATCGGTCAAAGTTCCCTTCATTCCGCTAACCTCGCTTTTGAGGTTATTGATGTCTTCTTCCTGTTGTCTGTCTTTGGCTATTTGTGGATTCAATACGGCACGCATCTTTGCGCACTCTTCCATAACCTTTTTGTGGTATGGCTCGCTTTCCACAATCTCCTTAGAATGCCGATACATAGCCTCAACTTCCGCATCCATAGCTTCACGGCTTTCAGAAACCACGAGGTTTTCCGAATTTGCAATTTGCATATTGGATGGGAGTTGTTTGAACTCCATTTGTTCATTAGGCAATTTTACGACAACATCAACGGTAGTCTCCATTGGTTGTGGGTTGAATTGCCCAGGAGTATATGTTGGGAACTTAGGTTGTGGGTTACTGACCGATACAACCTGTCCGATTTTAAGACTTGGGTTTTCACCCTTGTCAAGCACATAGAATATGCTGTTAGGTCGAAGTCCTTGAAACATAGCTTTGTAATGTTAATTGTTAAACAATACCCGTCATTAGCTGAAGGGTGTTAGTATCTCGCTCGAACCAAAACTGATAAACTCCAGTTCCTGCAATGTCGGCTACCGTCAAAGGATTGCCGTTGAACTTAGTTACAGCTTGGGTTACGCCATTGGTCTCGAAAAGGATTGGCAGCGTATTTGTCGTACCAGTCGGAATAGCTTGATGTAGGTTCACAAAGATAGTTCCCCTATAGTTAGCATTCACGAAGGCGTGGTTTCTGAACGAGAAAACGACATTTTCGGTGTTCACCACCACGCCTGTAGATGCGATAGCTGCCGAGCCGTTACGATTAACCCATGCAAAAGGTCTCATCCATAACATAGCAGCCTCCTTTCCTAATTAACCCCAAAAGCTTGCATTGTTGACACCATTCAGACCATATAAGCCTGTTTGCCAAGCAACACAATTTGGAACAGCAGTAAATGGACTGTAGCTGGTTGTGACAGTTGATGGAAGCTTACACTTGATACCATCTACCTCTTTTTGCAAGCCAGCCAACATCGCGTTGACAGGTGCCATAGCTTGACCTACAATCTGCGAAGTCATGGCAGAAGACTTATAAGTTCCATTCTCTTCACGAAGATGGTCTATCTTGTCCTGCATATCTCTGAGTTCTGCTTGGCGTTGGCCATTAACTACGGTCTGAGTACTATCTTTAATAGCATTCAAAATGTCGCATGTCTGACCCTTGGTTTCGAAAGCAACATTAGAAAAGCCTCGTTCCTGACTTACGGCTACATTGTTGATGGCATTCTGCAAAGTGCCAGTCTGCTGACACATAGCCAACTTGACGTTTCCGTCCATAGCCGTAATATTGTTATTAACACGGCAGCAGCAATCAGCGAGTTGTGATGCAATCTGCATGTTACCTTGCTGAAGAGCGTTGATGGTTTGCATTCCGCTCATGCCTACTTGGTTGCCCACGTTCTGAACTTGGGTTGTCAAGGCAGAGATTGCTTGTTGAATCTGTCCTTCAGTACAATTGAGCTGAGTAGCGAGATTACTGAGTGCATTACGATTGCCACCGATAGCATCCATAAGCAAGGAACGACCATAGTCATTGTTGATTTCGTTAGCAAGACCTCCGCCATTGCCACGGCCACCAAAGCCGAAACCATTACCGCCCCAACCGCAGAAGCAAAGGATAAAGAGCAGCCAAATGAACCAAGAACCATCACCATTGCCGAATCCGTTATTACCCTTCATCGCAAGAAGAACGTTTGGATCAACGCCTCTCTGTTGGAGCAAAGGAGCTATCAAGCTCATCATTCCTCCATTGTTACCTGAACCCTCTGGATTAAAAACATAAGTTTTTGATGTCTCCATAAGAATAATCTTTTTGTGTTAAACCTTAATTAAACTAACTCTATGTAACGTTACGGCTGCAAAGTTACGAATAATAAGGATAAGATTAAATAACTCTATCAAACTTTCTTTTAATCGCTAATAATCAAGTAGTTAAGGTGATAGGAGGTAATATCATACTTCCGGATGCATGGAAATCAAAGGCTTGTTTGCAAATTCCGTTTGCAGAAAACGAAAAATGCAAACGGAACAGCAAACAGAAATTAAGCACACACGAACTTGAAACCAAACTTTTCAGTATAGTATTCCTCTTTAGGGTGTCTTTTTGTCTCGGAGTCATAGCAGAGAATGAACGGCTCACCCTTAGAGTAGAAATAGTTATAAGACTTTCGCAAATACATCTTAGCATTCAAAGCCTTTGAGGAGAGCTTTCTTATCCTCAACTTTGTCTCTTGCGGCTTGCCCGACATAACTCTAAGTTCATCCATTTTGTATTGCATGTGAAGTTTTCTTCCTTTACTTGCATATCTTTCTTTATTCCAATAGTTTCTTAGAGACTTGTTTCGCTCTTTACGAATTCTATTTATCGTTTCTACATTGTGTTTTAAACCAAGCTTACTGACTTGTCCTAATATTGTAGATTGAGGAATATTCAACACTTCGGAAATTTCCCTTGCTGTCATCGTTTGGTACATGACGGAAATTTGGCTGATGGTTTCTTTACTCAACTTGTTGTCTATTTTTGTGCCACCTAAAATAGTGATATATTTATATAAGGTGTGTAGTGTAACACCAGCAGCCTTGGCTACTTCCTTTCGTGGGTAGTCATTGATGTGGACTTTAATATAGTCTATCTGTTCTTTTGTTAATCTTCTTGGCATTCTTCATCCTCCTCAAAAGAAAATCCATATTTGTTCTTATAGTATTCTTCATTCATCCTATGAGTATTCCGGTCATAACCTAAAATGTATGGCTCACCTTCGAAAGCGAAATATCCATGTTTTGTTATGAGATTGTACTTGGCATGATATGCTTTTATAGGCATATCCGCAAATTTGAATCTTGTCTGTTGCGGAATGCAGGATATAACTCTGAATTTCTCCATCTGCATGGTTCTTTGCCAGCTTTTTACCCTTTTACTTATTGTTGCTTTCTCATACGCTTTCTTTAAATTTGCCAAACTGTTCTTTTTAAGTCTTTCGATAGTTTCATTCGAATGAGTAAGCTTTAGTCTTTTTGCCGCCTTTCCTACTGTAGACGGATGACACCCTATAATCTCGGCAATCTCTTTGACTGAATGGTTGGTGTAAAGCTTTGCAATTTGTTCATCACGCTTCTTGTTGGGTTTCGGAACAGGTCTTTTATGTTCGATTTTACAATTGCAATCATGTAGAATCTTATACAAGAATTTCACGCTGACACCCATTCTTTGTGCCAACTTGTATCTTGGTCGTTCATTTATGTGCGCCTTAATGATGTCTATTGTATCTTGTTCTATTATCTTCATTTTTATTCAGTTTTTTATGGTGTGACTCACCTGTATTTGCAAAGGTAATGAGATTTTATTGATAGAGCAAATAATTTAATGTGTTATAACTTTGTTTAAGGAAATATTTAATTATTTGCACAAAAATTAATTGTGTAGTTTTCTGACTCGGCTATTTTCACATTATTATATATAAATAGCTATCTTTGCAACAAAAAACATAAGGAAATGACAGCGGAAACTATTCAATTAATACAGACGGGAATTAATCTTCTTTGCGCATCGGGAGTTATCTCCACGTTGCTGTACTATAATAGTAGAAAACGAAAGGAGGCGGCACTCGCATCACAGGAAGAGAATAAGACTATTTCATCATATGCCGATGAGTGGAAGGCTCTCTATGAACGTTCCAACGAGTCGGTCGTTAATCTTAATAGTAAAGTAGATGAATTGTATGAGGAAATCAATCAGTATCGTATTACCATACGCAATCTAAGGGATGAGAAGAACGATTTGAAGCTTGCCTTGCATGAGGCACAATGGAACAGATGCATCAAGGATGGATGCCAACTTAGAACCCCACCAAGAAAGCGAGAATCCTTAGAAACGTTGGTTGAAAAGGAAGAAAATGAGATATATCGTGACAGGGAGGATTAAAATATGGTTAAGTATCTGAAATTACTCATACAAGTTAATAGCGGACATTCAAGCAAGGCATTCTTCTTAGTGTCCGTTACTCTGATAGGTCTCTTGATGCTCCTGGTTGTCTGCTTTATCTTAGTGTGGGAAGTGGTAACTTATGGGACTATCAAGACCGATTTGATGGGGTTAAGTGCATTTGTTGGTAGTGTGGCTAGTTTGTTCGTCACGGCTGGCATTACCAAGACTATAGGGGAACGTGGCGAACATCAAAGCGAAAAAGATAAATAGACTATGGCAGACTCAAGTATTTTAAAACCATTCATTCTCTCATTCGAGGGTGGATATTCTAACAAAAAGAGTGACAGGGGAGGCGCAACGATGAAAGGTGTGACCCTAGAGACGTTCCGTAAAGTTTATGGTGCTAGTAAGACCGCATCGGACTTGAAGAAGATAACCGATGAACAATGGCATCACATATTCAAGAAATATTATTGGGATGCTTGCAAGGCTGACCAAATCAACAACCAGTCAGTGGCTAATCTCTTGGTTGACTTTGCTTATAATAGTGGAGTAAGCAGAGCCGTACAAAAGATTCAAACTATCGTAGGAACAAAAGCTGATGGCATCATGGGTAATATGACCTTAGCTGCTATCAATTCATACAAACAAGGTCAATGGGCGTTGTTCGATAAGCTGAAGGTGTCACGAATTGCCTTTCTCAATGCGATTGTAAACAATGACCCAAAGCAAAGTGTGAACCTGCATGGATGGCTTCGCAGGGTTGGAAATATACAATACGGAAAGCTCGTATGTAATAACGGAAAGATAATCACTTGGTAATCTTACGAGACACAGGCTCAACTAAGGCATTAGTAAGACCATCATTCTTAATTGGGTGGTGGTTTTTTCTTCACTTTTGAAATTTTGAAAAAGAAAGAGTGGGCGAAGAAATCGTTCCTTTTGGTTTTATTTGTACCTTTGCACTCAAAAAGGAGGTTGATATGGAGCTTAGATTTGATTGGTGGCGTTGGCTCGTTACCATATTGGTAGGTTTCTTCATCATGCTGATGATGTACGGATGCCGGACAACAAGATATGTAGAAGTGGAAAAGGTGGTGCGAGACACTACTACTTACGCCCATTGGGACTCAATTATCAACGAAAGGGTCAAGCTTATTCAGGACAGCTTGCTATCTTATCATTGGGAGCAGACCGAAAAGCAGGTTAAGGATTCCACTTACATCAAGGATGATGTCAAGACAAGGGTAGATGAGAGTGGTAAGGTTCTAGGTAAGGATTCTACTCATATAGAGATTAGATACAGGGACAGCAAGGAACTATCCAAGGTTCGTGATAGCCTTATTCATTATAAGGAGATAGCAGAGCGAGCGAGTATATACAAGGCTCAGAGGGATAGCCTAAATAGAGAATTGAGTATCGCCCAGACCAAAAAGGAATATATTGAGAAAGACTTGGAGGGATGGGATTTGTTCTATTGGAAATTCGGTATGATTTCCTTTTGGGTCGTTTCCTTGATGCTGGTTACAATGATTTTCTTTTTCACGGTAAAATATAAGAAAAAGTTATTTTATTAGGTTGGTTTTTAGTTATTAAGGTTTTAGATTGGTTTAAGGTAACAACTTATGGAGCAGCTGCCAGTGATGGTGGTTGCTCTTTTTTTTGTCTTGAAAATGCCTTAGAGTGTTAAATGTTAAATTTGCAAGCGGTTTAATGTATTTATAGTTTTGTATACGTAACTAAAATTGTGTTGTGTGTTAAAAATGCGCAATAAGAGCAGAAGAACACATTAAAACCCTTGCAGTTTGAAAATAAATTAGTATCTTTGCAGCGTGCTTTGTTGGTGCTGACACGCTTACAAGAATCAATAAGATTTTCCGTGGCGAAAGCCACATCACGATAATCCTTACCTAGATTTCGGTGTCAGACGAATGAAGGGTAAGGATTTCTTTTTAGAATCCTTGTTTTGAGTCGAAACATTCTTAGATTGCTCTAGGTTAGCAATGGGCAATAATTGTTGGAGTAGGCGAAACACAGATAAGTTAAACAAATAAGGAAACGAGTTATTATGCATCAGATTAGAATTGGTATCAAGCAAGCTAAAATTACACTAGGCGATAAGAATCGCTTGGTGGGATTTTGTTTTGCCTTAAAGATAAAATTTCTATTCCGTGCATCAGACCTTCATTTTAGATCTACAAACCAAGCAGCTAAAGTGATGGGCTACAACAAGAAAGATTTCAAACAATATTTGGATTTATCAGTTAAATTTGGATATTGTAGAATTGAAACTAACAAGTTCGGTGTGAAGAGAATCATAGCGAACAGGTTGTATGACAGTTTCCAGTACAGCTACAAGACAAGACGATGCGAGATAACTAAACTGACCTTGCCTCAGTTGAGAAGTCTTTTGTGTGATGTCGTTGTGAGTAACAAAATCAATGTCATTGAAGATGTCTCCAATACGCATTGTAGAGCCGTCAATGGGAATACGATTAAAAGTGTACGTAGTGCCAAAAAAACGGAAGCTCGTATGTTGGAAAGACCATTCAATGAAAAGTACACAAGTTATTCATACACCAGCATGATGAAAGATACCTGTTCAACTAGATACCAAGTTGGGAAGACTATCAAGAAGCTTGTTAAGTCTGGTGCGGTAAAAAAAATAGTCCAATGTACAGAAGTCGGAATAGACGCATGTGCTTGTACTAACAATTGGCATTATTATGATGCGTTTGGAAATCTTATCATCATTTCGGCAAAATATCGAAAGGGTCAACTGCGATGCGCTAACAAATACAAAGTCCTAAAAAGCCAAGTATCTAAGTCGAAGAGTGGAACGAACCCAAAAATTATTGAGCGAAAGATGAAGTGGGTAAAAAATCGAACGTAATAATAGTAGACGAGAGAATCAATAAATAACCTGCACTCGTAAGGGAGTTTGTAAAGGTAAGGGGAATATACGAAGTATATTTCACTTACGTATAGTAAACTACTCGTATGTGTGTGAGGTTGATTAAAGAAACTAAGAAAAGAAAGAAGCTATGGGAGAAAGAAGACAAACGAAGGGGGATGAGCACAGAAGCGTTGCAAAGCCAACTTATGAAGAGTTTACAATATATTGCTCGATGGCAGGTTTTATGAAAGACAATCTAAAGTGGCTTTATGGTCGCTTCGATGATGTCGGATGGTTGCTTCCAAGTGGTAAAGTCCCTAAGAAATGGGAGGATTTGGTCAAGAAATGGAATTCCTTGAAAAATCCAAGCCAGACTTACCGCAAGCATGGTTTCAAGTTCAAGACCAAGGAAGAGAAGATGCACGACTGCTACGAAGTGTGGACAGATGGTTCTGCAGTACTGAGGACTGATACCAAGCGAAGAAAGTTCACTGGTGGTGCTGCCTATGTGATTTTACACGAAGGCAAGGTATATAAGCAGGGAAACTACGGAACTATAGACACGACAATTAGCCGTATGGAGCTTTTGGCTATCATCTGTGGTGTTGGTCATTGCCCACAAGGTGCGGTTGTGACGGTTCATAGTGATAGCCAATATGCACTTAAAACTTTGAGCGGTGTTTATTCTGCACACAAGAACTTAGATTTGATGGAGAAGTTTAGAAAACATTCCGCTCATGTAGCACACATCACTTGGCGCAAGGTGAAGAGCCATTCGGGAGTTGAATATAACGAGCTTTGCGACAGATTGGCAAACGAAGGTAGAATAGCTGCCGAGATTAAGGCAGGGTTAAGAGTTAATTCAAAAGCTTAGAGAAATGAAGATACGGACATTCGAACTATGTGCCGGATATGACTCTCAACTGATGGCTTTGGAGCGACTGAAGAAGAAACATTCTGATTTCGATTACGAGTGCATCGGATGGTCTGAGATAGAGCCAAGCGCAATAACATTGCATAACGCTTGTTTTCCTAGTCTGTCCGGCAAGAACTTTGGTGATATGACCAAGATAGATTGGAGCAAGGTTGCTGACTTTGACTTGTTGACATACTCAACACCTTGCCAGTCTGTTTCGCAAGCCGGAAAGCAGAAAGGAATAGAGGAGGGAAGCAATACACGTTCCTCTATCCTTTGGTTTACAAGAAACGCCATTATTACCAAGAGGCCGAAATACCTCTTAATGGAGAATGTAGAGGCTTTGGTTCAAACAAAGTTTATCGGGTTCTTCAACAAGTGGCGCAAGGAGTTGGAATCCTACGGATATGTTAACTATGCTAAGGTGGTAAATGCAGCCGACTGCGGTGTTCCTCAGAACAGAAAGCGTGTCTTCATGCTCTCTATACGAAATGATGGTGATAAGATAGATTATCATTTTCCGAGAAAGACAAAGCTGAAGAAACATTTGGTAGATGTCTTGGAGGAAAATGTGGACGAAAAGTACTTTATGAGCGATGCTCTGCTATGTAAAGAGAAATTTGTGTCAAATGAATGGAAAGAGCCTATGAGTGCAGCTATAAGAACTCGCTCTGAAGGGAAGTGGATAAAAGGCGAAATACATAGTCCAAAGGTCGAGCTTGGAAAGAATATAGCCAATACCATTACATCTGCGAGCAAGGACTCCTTGGTTGTGCTTGGAGAGACAAGGTTGCGCATTAGGCGTTTGACTCCGAGAGAACTCTTCCGCTTAATGAACGTTGACGAAGAATATATAGACAAGATGCTTGAAAGTGGAGTGTCGAAGTCAAGTCTTCAAAAGGCTGCTGGAAATTCTATAGTCGTAGCATGCATGGAGAGAATATTCAAGGAACTTTGGTTTTCTGAGAGTAATGTTAAGGTCGCTGATGATGGTCAGCTATGCTTATTTTAAATATTGACGATATGATGTTTTTAAATATTAACGAGAAAAAGGAGAAAGCAAATGCTATCTCATACAAGATAGATGAGTACATCTGGGGACGAAAGGATTTTGTTACCGATTGCCCCTATGGTGAGAAAGGCAGATACACCAATGCAATTAATAAAGTTGGTGATTTGGGGTGTAATACTTGCGAATGGCAGGTAAGACATGACCCAAGTACGCAAGTTGTGATGTGCTCCCATCCAAAGGTGGAGAAGAGCAAGATTAAAAAACTTTTTAAGGATATGTGATATGGATAAGGAGAAATTAAAGAATGATTACGAGAATGCTTGCAATGCTTACTTGAAGGCATTCTGTGAGAAGCATGAATTTTACGGATTAGATAATCCGGAGACATTTTGGATAGGTGACCAAGTTGGAGGAATAGCTAATTGTGGCGATTTGACTTTCGATATGGCTACTATTGTAACAGATATTGAAAAGGAAGCTCCCGAAGAAGAGTTGTTGAAGTGGTACGATTATACTATTGAAGCTAGAGAGTTCAATTTGCCTGTTCCAAACTTCGACCATTGGCTTATGGGGTGTCCTATAACACCAAGTAAATGGTTCGAGATTATGCGAGCAAAGCGCAAGGAATTTGAGGACTTGTTGAAACAAGAAAATGAAAGGTTGAAACATGGAAAGAAGTAATCTTTTTAATCATTTGTTGAGGATATTTGATGAAGGTCTCAGTATGAAGACTACCGAACTTGAATATGGTACACTTGAAGTTACTGTAGAGAATCGAAGCCAAGACAAGAAAATCACATTCTTAGCAAAGGGCATGGAGGATGCCAAGCAGAAAGCAGCGGAATGGCAGGTTGGACAAATGCTCTTGAATTGCGATGATTTCGAGGAGATTGTTATGTTCTTGGCTCAAAGAAAGAAACTTAAAAAGGAAATGGCAAATGGATAAGAATTTTAGAAGTTACTTTTGTTGCATCCATTTCTTGGAAATACAAAATACAAGTACAGGAAATGTCTTGAAATGCAAGAAAGGTAGCACTACGAAAGTACAAGGGAAGAGACTGACAGAAATTGCTGCAAGGTGCAAAAACTACAAAGCGTAAGGCACACGTTAAAGAACATAGTAAGACGAAATTAAGGATAAAGGTGATAGTAGAAAGAGTGTTTGAGAAAGAGAAAAATGTAAAAAGTTTAAAATAAATGGTAGAAACTATATTAAACAATTAAAATACATTAATAAAATAAAGAAACACATTAAAATGCTTGCATATTTTGAATATTCTTTGTATCTTTGCATTGCAATTAAGAAATAAAGGTTATTAATTTGAAAAGGTGAGACACACCATAAAAACTGGGAATGATGACAAAAAAGGAAATAATAAAACAATGGTTGGATGAGCCGAAAGTGAGATATTGTAATAATTCTAATTTCACTTTGGGTTATGGTGATGGCTGGGATTGGGTTAAAGATGTTCTACGACCAGCTATCACGAAGAACGCTATGTTTCTCAGATTCTTGGAGTATGGTTTCCGTGAGATAGAAGAGTTTTTGAAATCAAAAACCGGAAAACCGAGCGAAGAGGATTGTTCCTTGTATTCTGTTGGATATAAGGATGGTGTCAATGATGCCATGATTGCAATTAAGAATAGATTTGAAAATTTAAAATAGGAGGTTAAATGGATTTAGGAAAGGCGATTAAGACAATGAGGGTAAGCAAGGGCTTGACCCAACGACAACTTGGTAAGGCTATCGGTTGTAGTGAGACAAATATGTTGTTTATGGAGACCGGAAGAACGTTTCCACGTAAGAGTAAGATTGATGCAATATGCAAGGTATTGGAGATTCCGATGTCTTATTTGTTGATGTTCTCTATTACACCGGATGATATTCCCGAAGATAAGCAGAGTTTGTATACAAGCATCGTTGAGCCGATGCGTAACGAATTTATTAGGGAGTTGTTGCGATGAAGAAATGCTATTATTTTGTGGCTAAGTATGTCAAGAATGGCATAACATGTACATGTACAGGTACACAAGAGACGATTGAAGGCTATTTTGATTTTGTCAGTGCAGGAAATTTTATAGCACAGAATCATAATATTGATTACAAGGACGTAATTGTAACTTTTTGGTCTGAGATTAATTCAATAATGTTAGATAAATATAGGGAAACATTAGGAGAGCAGAAAAATGGTTGAATTCGAGTATGAAGGCAGTATCATTTTGAAAAATTACGATTTCCATTTTATGCCTTGTGTAGGGGATAAAGTCGTAATTAACAATCTTACATACAAGATTAAGTCTCGTGTGTTCAAGTGCCAATGAAAGACAGTTAAAGTTGTTTTAAAAAAGGTTGATAATGAGAATACGAATAGTTAAATATGTTTGTGCCGATGGAGTAGAAAGAGGTATCTTGGAGTATCGCAACCATTGGTGGGAGAAGTGGGAGCCATTGCATCAGGAAGGCAAGCTGGCTTATGTCTCATATATGGGAACGAAACCATATAAGTCATTGCAGGAAGAGTGCTTTGATGTACTTGGGTTGAATGAAGAACAGATAAAGGTTCGTGAACAGATGTCCCGTTATATCTTGGATGCCGAAGAGGTATACATTGGTGCAAGAATTGGTAACGAATATCGTATCGGCTATGATGTTGATAATGATGAGAGTTTGGAAACGCTTAGGAATTTGGAGGAATAGTTATGTTCGGAAAGATTTTTTCGGTTAAGACCGATATTGTATATCGTAGAGAAGAGAGTTTGAATCTCTTCGATGGCAAGAAGAAACTTGATAAGGTGGTGTCCGGTCGGGTATTCAAGGAGCAAATCAAGTTCTTTGGTTTTACCATCAGAACAAAGTTTTTTTATCAGATTTGCTGTCCACAAGTCAATATGAATGATACTCATGAGGCTTGCACATTGAATCGGGTCGAGGATTTGGTGAGAACGGAGTGCTATAATAAGGTAGTAGAATATTCAAACAGAAAGCATCATGCCTAGTGTTAATTGTTTCAGAAGAGTCTTGTTGAACGTAGGTGGCAAGAAGATAATTATCAGTGTTCCGAATGGAATGACCGAAACCGAAGTGAATAAGGTTATGGTCGTTACTAGGGCTTATCTTCAGCAGTATGTATATGTCGAAATGGTCTTAGCAGAGTGCTTTATGCAGAAAATCGAAAAAAGTATTCTGAAGAAGAAATGCGTTAGGTTTGAAGTTAAGAAGAAGTGGGTGGACTGCAAGAAGAACCTTCGAAAGGTGGTTAAGTATTATGACGCTTATGTTCCTAATGCAGATTTTAATGAAGAATTCGCAATGACGTTCTATGACAAGATTAGTGGAGACTTGTATAAGTTGCGAGATAAGCTTGCTTTAAGATTACAGAACTTAGGGATTGGTGAAAAATCGGGAGTTTATGCGAATGCAATCATTCTGTACAATCTGACCAACCTTTGTTTGGGAACTTATGAGAATATCATCCGTAAGCTGTATGAAGATTTGCATGTAAACTTAATGCAAGCGTTCAAGGATTTTGCTCCTATCTTGGCCTTTGAAAACTCTTATGACTTCATGGCATTAGTGATGGATAAGGATTTCAAGAGATTGGCTGACCATTTGATGACAAAAGAAATTCTTTCTTATTTCGATAAGGTAAGAAAAGGTGTCTTTGACGAACAGACTTTGAATGAGGCGGCTATCAACGCAACGGAAGACCTGAAGGACGATGAGAAAGATTTACAGCGAACTTACATAGGAATTAGTGACTTTATGAAGAGTGACTATCCTCTGGATAGTGTGACATCTAAGAAAGCAAGCTGATGAAAATAGAACCAAGTGAGTTCTTGCCGATAGGTAATGAGTTTCAGAAAATCTTTGGAATAAGCTTTGGAAAATTCATAGATATGCGGTTTCTTTTAGCGAGAAAAGAGTTAGTCTTCAATCTGCTGAAGTTCACAGATTGGCTTGAAGAGTGCTATCCGGATGAGTGTTCCATTGATGGAGTGAGTTACAATGCGGTTGTCGAGCGAAAATTTGGCAAGCGAGGGGTTAAAATGATAAAGAAACTATTGCAATGAAGTATATGGGTAGCAAGGCTAGAATCGTGCATGAAATATTGCCGATTATGCTTGATAAAGAACATGATACGTTTGTAGATGCTTTCTGTGGTGGCTGTAGCGTTATTGAGAACGTTCCGGACACGTATCGAAGGATTGCCAACGATAAGAATAGGTATCTTATCGAAATGTGGAAGTATCTTCAGAATGATGGGTTTGTCTTCAACCATATTAGTAAGACGTTGTATAACTTTGCAAGAGACTGCTATCACGGAAAGAATAAATTCTTCACAGAAGCAGGTGTCGGACTAATTGGCTTTATGGCGAGCTTTAATGGACGTTTCTTTGATGGTGGCTATAGCGGACATAATGTTGTCGGCAAGAACGGAAAGGCAAGAGATTACATAAGGGAGCAGATAGAAAATACAATGCGTGATGTGCCTCTTCTCAAAGGTGTCGAGTTTTATAGCGGCAGTTATGATGAACTTGTGATACCGGATAGGAGTATAGTGTATTGCGATTTGCCTTACAAAGCTACGAAAAAGTATGATGTATCAAAGAATTTCGATTACGAAAGATTCTATATATGGTGCATGGAAATGGCTAGAAGAGGTCATAAGGTATTTATCAGCGAGTATCAGATGCCCCAAGAGTTCAGATGTGTTTGGGAAAAGGAAGTAACAAACTCTCTTAACCCGAATATAACAAAGAGACCAGTCGAAAGGTTGTTTACAATTGATTAGAAAGAAGAAATGAAAGAAACTTATTGCTTGGAAGATACGCTTTACAATACAAAGCGTTACTTCACGTTTGAAAATGGCGTAGTATCAGGAACAGAAGTTGCACAGGAATACTTTAATATTTTTCTTGATCTTGCAAGTCGGCTTGGCTATAAGGTAGTGAAATTATGAAAAGGCGGGTAAACAAGGATTGTCCGTTCTCGGCAGAAGAATTGGATGAGTTCAGAGCAGCCTTATATAATGTGAATACATCTTTTCACTGCTGTAATGCAGCTCCGGTAGACTGGGCGGCAGGATGGCAGCGGAATGATATAAGAAAGACGAGGTAGGAAAGCCATAATCTACCAAATACCCACGTGCCAAAGCCGTGTGATGCCTTGCGTGGGGGCATGATGATAAACTAGGAGTCGCACGGCTTTATTTGAATGTTTCATAACTACAAATAGCCTATCGCTAATGGTTGTTCCCTTGGGCAGGGAGATAGTTAATACCGCATCGTAAGATGTGAACACTTAAAATTTGCCGACAACCATTGGCAAATGCCTATTAGTCAGCGGCAGAAACCCTTGGGCAAGGTTGGGAATGGTGCACAATCTTCAAATTCGCATCTGTCGCTGACAAACGGATGAGTGGCATTGGCAACTGAAAGCAATGCGACCCTCGCAAACTTGGAGCGGATTTTCTGATTAAACATTCCGTGTACCAGGTCACTGGGGAGGTGTTGACACCAACAAGGGTTTAAATCCCTTGTCATCCACTAATTTTAAAAGGTAAAATCATGAATGAGTATTGTAAGAATTTGATTTCAAATGGTGTTCCTAGCTGGATAGTAGAGGAGGCTTATAAATTTACAATTGAGCCTTTGAAATCAACAGAAGGCTTGGTTGGAATTGATAAGGAAAATAGTGAGCTATATAGAAATGTCATTATCGCAGCCTACATTGAGGGTGCTAATGCTACATTGGAAAAAGTGCAAAGATATTATGGCGGTGAGGAACATAGTTAGACAATGGAACGAGGCAACAGGAGGATATTCGTACCGCTTCAAAGGTGGAGATATTTTCCTTCGCTTGGTAAAGGCTGATGGTATTTATGAATTGCGTAACCCTATAGGTTATGGTGTTCAAGTAGTCAAATGCAAAGACTTGGATGAAGCAGATGCAAAAGCCAAGGAAGTGCTAGAAGCTTTTTTTGAAGACAAAGTTAACATAAAAGTTATTTGATTATGGACTTAGAATTGTTGATTGATAAGATAGACTTTAGTCAAGGTGCAAGGCAGGTAGCCAAGCAAGCCTTGGAGTTGGGAATGAAATATCAAAAAGAAGGTGCTTGGCATTCTGTTGAAGAGCTGCCTGAGTATAACAGACGCATTGTCGGTCTGACCAAGGTTCGCAAGCGTTTCAAGCATCTGAATTTCTTAGGCGAGGAATGGTGGAATAGGTTCACGAAATCAAACGCCATCTATAAATGGGCTTATGTGGACGATTTAGTTTGATAGTAATCGTAGAAATCCATAATGCTATTTTGTTTTAAATGTTTGCCCCATCACTATATATAATAATGTAGTGGTGGGGATTTTTGTGTTAACGTCAGTAAATTATTGGTGTTATGCGTTATAATATATTAAAGAATAAAAGAAACACATTAAAAAGTTTGCATATTTCAGATATTCTTTGTATCTTTGCAATGTAATTAAGAAACAAGGTTACTAATTTTAAAAAGGTGAGACACACCATAAAAACTGTAAGAAGAAAGTGGAAAAGAATAATGTATATGTAGAGGTGTTGGCAAAGATTGCCAGCCTCATGGGTAGAACAAAGGAGTCTATCCAGATGTCGTCTTCAAATACTCATACGAGTATTACGATGTTTGCTGAAAATAATAGCAAGATTATTGGAAATTGGTATTTTGATGCTTCCGATAGCAAGGAGTTGGTGGATGCTACTTTCAATGGTCTGAAGGCTTTGGTTGAGTCTCTTGAGCACAATAAGAGCAATGACGGACAAGCAGCGTAAGTACATAGAAACTCTTATCAAGAAAGTGTTTCGTAATGCAGATTCGCAGAGCGAAATACTTTCCAGATTGGATAGGGTTAAGATTTCAAGCCATCAAGCTTCAGTAATGATACATGCATTGAAGTTAGAGTGCAACATCGGTCGCTCCGTTCCGGCATATATGTTAATGGCAAACAATCTAAATCCAAAAATGGATGAGTTCTTTAGTATATTAGGGTACGATGAATGACGTATTCTTCAAGAAGAAAAGAAGTTGATATGAAAAAGGTAATAATGATAATAGCCGTTGCCGCCATTTTGGTAGGTTGCAAAGGTAAGGGTACAAGAGTCCAAATCTCGGATTCTGTTGACAAATTCAATGTCGAGAAATTGTTTGTTGTTGATAGTATAACAGTGTACAGGTTTTATGACCAAGGAAATGCTATCTATTTCACTAACCGGAAAGGTAGGGTAGATGCAACCCATTCTGAGTACAATCCGGTTACTCATACATACAATGACGAGGTTAACGAAACTTTATGTGAAGGAGACTAAAAAATGGAAAAGAGATTAACTAAGGAAGAGTTCCTTAAGGACTTATGGCATACTGCTAGCGAAAAGCCAAACATTAAGCAAGGAGAATGTTGCGTTACATGTTTGGTTAAGTTCAAAAACGGAAGTACGGAATTATGTGTATATTTCCGTAATCCAGAAGGATGGGTATGTGATGATATGACTCCTAAAGATTTTAAAAGATATTTTAAGGGATGGCTCTATATTGATGATTTACTTCCAAAGGAAGGAGGTAATCAATGAAATCTTTTGTATTTGATGTTATGCTCAACGGAAGATTTGTCTGCACATTGAAGTATAAATATTGTGCGCTCTTCCCGATAGATTTTGAAGATTTAACAAAGTTCATCCTCAAAAAGAGACCCACTTTGAGAGGAAAGGACTATAGAATAGTGTTTTGATTATGAAAGAGTTTGAAGTTGGAGAAAGAGTAACTCTTGAAGTTACTGAGACTGATAAAGAATCTTGCAAAGGGTGCTTCTTTGATAGTAAGAAGTTTTGTGAAGTATGGCAGCTATACCCTTGTAGCATCAAAGAACGCTCAGACCATAAAAATGTAATTTTTAAAGAAGTTAAGGAGTAAAGAGATATGTTATACGAAACAAAACAGGGAAGTAACGCTTATGAATACATTAAAGGTATTCTCGATGCTGAAGAGAAAGAGTATCAAGCCTACATGAAAAGAGTGGAAGAAGCCGTAGGCTTCGAGTTTGAAAAATATCAGGGCTATCAGCCTAACAGAACTCTCACAAGAGTGTACGAGATTACCGCTATATGGGTTCTTTCTGAGCGTTACGATACGCTAGATAAGAAGGTGTGGAAGAAGATAGACGGTGTAAAATTGGAAGACGGTTACTATGTAGCTATTGCGCCTAACAAGCGTTGTAAGCAAGGCAAGGCAATAGCCTCCGTTCTTCTCTCCTATAAATCAGTTGCTAACCATTTCAAGGTAATGAAGGAACTGAATATAGAAGTCCCTCAAGTTAGCCGTTTCTCTATTACTCAGCTCCTCCGTCACAAAGACCGCATTTTCGTTTACTTTGATGACAGCATCCGAGCCGAGAAGCACAACTCTGATTTCAAGGAAATCACGATAGGTGAGTATGAGGATTTCATTAATAGCAAAGATTAAAGCGAATGGAACAGAAATATATAGTTGGTGATGTTGTTATGTATCACAACAAAATCATGGTTGTTAAAGAGCCTAGAGACGAAAGTCACTTTGACTTGTCTTGCCCTAAAGAAGGGTTAGTATATTGTCTTGTTGATGTTAATGAGATAAAGCCAGTAAGTCTTACTATTGCCATATTGGAAAAGAATGGATGGAGTAAGGGACAAATATACTTTAGGCATAGTCGTATTCCAAGAATTAAACTTTGCACAGACGGCGGTATTAGTTGGTCTGTTTCAATAAATAATGATATTATGGGAGGGTATATCAATTACGTTCACGAGTTACAGCATATCCTATTTGCTTTTAAAATCAACTTAGAAATGGAGGTGTAGGTGTATGAAGCTAGTTATCGAACCAATGAATACGCTACCTTGCCGTTTGGAGGTATTTGCCATTAATGGAAAGAATGCTAACCAGAATGATTTTGTTTATGCGTATGACCATGACATAGAGAACGCAGAGACTGATACCTGTTCTGATATGCAATTAGAGTTCAAGTTTATAACAAAGGAAATACTTGACAAATATAACATAACGGAAGAAGAATATAGGGTCATCTGCTACGAACTAAAACGTGTGCTACGAGAAGGGAAATGTGATAGTTGTTACATTACACGCATCTTAGTACAAAAATATAGGGCGTTAGCAATAATGAGAATAATAAGCATTTAACCGCCTTCGGGCATAAAAGATATTAGTATGAAAATAAGTGATTTGGTTAAAAGTTTAGAGAAAATAAAGGCAAAACACGGAGACTTGCCTATTGCTTTTGAGGTAAGTGATGATGACTGCTGTCCTATAAAGAAAATACACGTCAAAAAGATATATGACGATGATAGTACCGTTTCAGAAGCAGGTTTCTGTGATGTAAGAAACTTAGGTGATGGAGAGAAGTATTTAAACATTAGCGATATGTTAGGTGGTTAACGCCTTCGGGCATAAATAAATAGTAATATGAATGCAACAGAAGCAAAGAAGAAACTATTTGAGATTAGAAAAAATCTTATTGACGATAAGCAGAAGCATGCTATTTGGTTAGCAATCAAAGCTATTGATTATTGTATAAGATTGAGGAAAGGATATTAACAGATAGTAATATGAAAGCAAGTGAGTTGATAGAGCATTTAAAATCTTACATTGATATCACGGGTGGAGATTGTGAAATGCTTGTATTTGACAAAGCAGAAGGTGTTTCTTGTGATATTAACGAGACTACCAGTGATGGCGATTATGTGTTTCTGCACATTTCATCTGATAAATACACAACGAAGACACCAGAGTAACCAACCATCCTTTATGGGATATAAATATAAGGAATATGAAGGAATTAAGAAAGAAAACATTTAAAAATGGTGTCGTGTATTGCCTTCAATTAGAAGATGGCTTTCTAGTTGAAACTACAGACACGTTCTTACCTTATTACACCAAAGATGCAATAGGCAGACATCAAAACAAGCTTGATAACAATGAGCTTGGCGACCGTACAGAACGTTGGATGATTGGAGTATCTACAATGAGTGGGTGTCCAGTAAGATGCAAATTTTGCGCTACAGGCAACATGAAACGTTATCGCAATCTTACGGCAGAAGAAATTGTAGAGCAGGTTGAATTTGCCATCAATAAGGCAGGTGCTGACCCAAGCAAAGCAAAAGAGTTTAAAATTAACTATACTCGTATGGGCGAGCCATTTCTTAATATTGATGCCGTCAAGGAAGCTATCCGTATTATTACGGAGAAATACCCTAATACTCATCATTACGTATCAACGATTGGCATCAAGGGGAGCGATTTCTCTTTCGTTAAGGGAAATATCACATTGCAGATTAGTTTGCATTCATTTGATGATGACAAGCGAAATTGGTTGATTCCTTATAAGAACAAAATGACAATTAAGGAGTTGGGACAGATTCGCACAGAAAGCAATCTAAAGACTACAATCAATCTTACACTTGTTGACACTTCCGATTTTGATGCGGAAAAGCTGAAAAAATGGTTTGATAAGGAGCATTTCTTTGTAAAGTTATCTCCTATCAACGTGAATAACATATCAGAAAAGAATCATCTAGGAACTGGTGTAGTAGAAGGAATTAATTTAGTATGAAAAAGGGAATTTTTAGATACCGGATTATTACAAATCTGAATTGCAACATGAATGAAAGTACAGGAGTAAACGGAAATTGTTACTTCTGTTACCAAAAGTTCAAGTCACCATTGCGCTTGGATTGTGATAAGATGGAGAAAACATTGAAGAAGGTTGGCGTTCTGAAAAGAGCAACTATCATGGGAGGCGAAAGCTTGCTCAATCCAGATTTGGTAAAGATTGTAAAGATAGTCAGCAACTATACGTCAGATGGTATTTGCCTTGTTACAAATGGAATACTGCTTAATGAGGACATCATCGTAGCATTGAAAGATGCTGGATTAACTGAGGTTGCTATCAGTGTGTCTTCTATCGAGCAGTACGAAAGACGTAGAGACATGGCACTTCAGTGTAAAGAGATTATTCCAAACACAAGAATAAACATTCCTAAGTGTAAGGAAAGCTTGAATCCACAATTGTTGGAAACAATACTGGAAGATGGCTTCTATAGCATTGTTTGTGAAGATTTACAGGCTAGATATGGTGAGATAAGACTCCCAAAAGGTTCTGTAAAGGTTGGCGATGACGGGTATGGATTTTACGATTACAAGTGGAATGGTCATACATTTGGAGTATTTGGCAATTATGGGAAGTACAACCGAAGTGATATTATCGTAACTCCTCTTGGAAATTTCTGCGATTGGGAAAAGTACTGCAAGGCCGTTAAGAACAATGAACTTGTAAGAAGAAACAATCATATTGATGATGACAAAATTGTGCATTGATTTCGGAAGTGGCTATAATCCAAAAACTGGATATAAAACTTGCGATGTAACAACCCTTCCACAATTGGACTTCCTGTATGATGGAAAAGATGAGATTGTCGGACTAAGAGAAAAATCAGTAGATGTATTCTATCTAAGAAACGTTGTTCATCATATCCCAGACTTACAGAGAACCTTCACAACCTTGAAGAAGTATCTGAAGGTAGGTGGAAAGCTGGTTATCATTGACTGCAATCAAGGTCATTACAAGACAAATGTATTTCTTGACAATTTGTGGTATAGATTTGTTGGCAACAACCACGAAATCTTTATCAGTAAACAGTATAGAGATTACATCAATGTTTTGATCAAGTTAGGCTTTAAGCAATTATATTATAAATCATTTAAAGAAAAGGAGATTACTAAGTATGAATGCAATTAAGAATCAATTGGAAAAGATGGGTTACGATTATGCAGTAGCAATCGCAACAAAGGCTGAAATTGAGAATGGAGCTGCTTGTGGTCAGCTCGCTATTATTTGTGAGTAAGTAATTAATCACCCTCTCCTGTAAAAGGGAGAGGGTAAAAAGAAAAGAATATGAGATTAAGTGAATATAAAGCAGGTACTATCTTAGTTGCTAGTGATGGTAAAGTGTTTATCCATGATGGCTTTGTTAACGCTGATGGATATGGTGTGATAATTGGTGAGGATTCTGATGGAATGATTCAGAAATCCAATGGTATTGGCAATTGGATGAAGTGTCACATTAAAGGTGTTGCGACAAAAGAACAGATTCGTGGGTTCTTTGCCAAGGTTCGTAAAACACAGAAAATTATCAATTACTAAGGAGGGTAAAAAAAAGAAGAGAATATGGATTTAGTAATTACAATATTAGGTTGGATTGCATTAGGTGTTATATCTGCTTATCTGTTAGCAATAATAGGTAAAATAATCTTTGATGCTGCAACCGCTGATTATAAGTTATACAAGCATGTAAGATTGTGTCGCAAGAGATTGCTAAGACAGCGATATGAAGATTACGCTTGGCTGTTATTCCAGTTAGAGAAAGATACGGAAGTTTTCAATCTTACTCATAACACAAGAGATTGGACTTTTGAAGATTGGAGAGAATTTTATCTTAAAAAAGCTAAGGAGGATAAGCAATGACTATAACAATACCAATGTGGCTACTATATGTCGTAGGAGGCATTGTAGCAATCGTATTATTATTTTGTTCGTATGTTGGAATAATTTTTCTGTGGGGTTTTTATGACCCTTTTAAAAAAAATAGAAAATGAGCAAAGATAAAGCGATAGTTCACATTAATAATGTTTCCAAGATGATTGGCTTAAAAAGAATAAAATTAAGTGAAGGCACTATAATTCATATTCAAAATGAGTTAGTCTTGGCACTTAAAGAGTTGGAGGATAGAATATGATACAAAAACAGACATGGAAGGATGAAATCAGAATTTTAATAACTGATGAAGAAAATCATGGCTCTGTTCAAATATCTATTCCATTATATGTTAGCGATATTTTCGGCAAGGCTGATGCTCTAATATACGCTCTTTGGGTTGATGTTGTTTATAGAAGAAATGGTGTTGCACAACGCCTGTTACAACTCGCAGAACAACAGGCTAAGTTAAATGGAGTGAAGACAATCGGATTGGAATTTGTTAAAGATGAATCTGATAGATTTGTTCTAGATTGGTATCTCAGTAGTGGTTATAAACCATTTGATAAGAAAAGTAATTTATTAATTAAAAAAATATAGTATTAGTTATGTCATGGTTAGCAGTAGATAAAGGTGGCTGTGAACATTTTTTTGCAGAAAAACCTTGCAGAAATGAAAGTAATACATTATGGATTTGCTCTGTCGTATATTTATATGGGCAGAGGTACGCAAATACCGGTTGCTGTTACCTTCCTAAAGGAAGCATTAAGAAGCTCATCGGAAAAGAATTGTCTTGGAAAGATGAGCCTGTCGAACTTAAAGGAGAATAAGTAATGAATGAAAAGATTCAAAAATGTCAAACTTGTTATTATGATAATAGGTGTTATTGGCAAGAGTTAGCAGACCATATTCCTATGGATTGCAATGACTAAAAAAAAGAGGGATAGGAAATGAGCAAAATGAACGTCAAAAAGTCTCTTCTAGATGTTGTTAAAAGCAATAACTTAGAGATACTAAAAATAGATTTATTCAATGATTTTGAGTTGTTCGTAAGGGAAGGCACTAGGGAACGTAATGAGTATTGCAAGACTTATGCAACATTAGACGATTTGGATTTTGATGTAGAGGCTTTCTTGCTTAATGATGAAGTACGTGGAATTGTATACTGCCAAGATAAAGACACAAAAGAACCAGTGTGGATTGAACCTTGGAGTGACGAATGCTATTCTTGGTGGCAGATTAGTAGAGTTCCTGCCTTCTATAAGGATAGACTTAAAGATTTAAATATGAAAAAATATGAGTAAAGTATCGGCACTAACAATTATTGATGATATGATTGAAAACTATACTAGAATGATGAACGCAGGAAATAAGAAAGTTCTTGTAGTTCACGCTAGAAGTTTTCTAAAACTAATCAAGCAAGAGTTAGAACTTAAAGAAGAATAGTTATGGAAAGAATATTCGAAGTAAATATTAGAGTTACTATTGATTCTAAGTGCAATGATAGTGACGATAATATTATAGAAGAACTTATGTATGGAGCAGATAAATATTTCTATCCATATTGTTGTAATAATGAACATATAGAGCATACTAATAGTACTGCTCATAAATTAAATAAAAAATGAAATCCCTTATCGAAGACACGTATTATTTGGAGATAAAAATAAGTAGCATATGGAAATTGTAATTTTATATATAAGTATTAGTCTTATTTATATATTACTTGCTTGCTTAGATGGAGAGGATGTTAAGCCAAAATGGAAACAATGGTTAGCTGATAAACTAGGTATCAAACCAAAGATAGAGGTTAGATATATAAAGCCACAAGTTATTAAGCTTCATTCAAGAGTTACAATGTCAAACTTTGAAATGCAATACTATTGCCGAGACAAATCTGGCATGGAGCAATTGAAGAGAAGAGCAATAGAAAGTGTGTATGATGACATTCTTAGGGAAATAAAGGCAAATGGATTGGTTTCCATTTCGCAATATAAAGACATCTATACAAATAGCACAATTTATGAGGGGACATGTAATATTTATAAAAACAAGTAGTATATGAAGATAAGACAAGCTAAGAAAATCTTGAATATGATGGAGAGAGGAACGGACACACGTTACTTCGATTCAAAATATACATTCAAGAAAGAGAGTAGATTCATTCCTAGATTAAAGAATCTCTATCAGAAAGCAACTATCAGATGGAATAAGGTAAATATGCCGAGTGCCAACGTTAGTTTGTTTCGTTCAATTTTGAGAATTTCAAAGGAGTGCGGTCGTTGTAAATATTTCAATGGTATATTTGCAGGAGAATGTACTAAGCTGCATGAGAATGTTGAAAGCAGTGATTGGTGTCATGGAACGTTTTTCCGCAGAAAGTGAGGCTGACATGAAAATAAGACAAGCAAAGAAGATAATGAAGCAAGTCTATAAAACCCGATATTGGGCTTATAGACAAGGCTATTATTGTGGCAAAACGGATGTTGGAAAGCTAGCCGGAGACCATCGTTTGTTAAAGGCTATGCGTCTTACAAAGAAGTGGGAAAGCCGCAAGATACGAAATGATGTGAATAAAATACTGGAGAAGAATCCGTTCAAACTGAGGGGTCTTCAACGTAGTGTTTTAAGATTGAAAAGATATGGATGTAGCAAAGCTTAATCAGGAAATTTTAGGCGTAGATTTGGAATACAAAAACGTCTATATTGATGCGGAGAATACGAGGATGATACGTGCCAAATTACCTGATGGGTATTGCGATCTGGTTCGCACAAATGTGTGGAATGGTCGTGTGAATCATCCGGAAGAGCATGATATTGTAAAATATACGGCAATCTCTTGGTATAGAGAAGAATTTGTCGGTGGAGTTGATTTAGGTCGCAACTACATGCATGCTAAATATAAGTTCTTCGAGTTGGTTGTGAATAAAAAATATATTTTGGAAATGAAACATAAGAAAAATGAAAATGCTAGATAATAAGTTAGTCATAGATATTCCTAAAGGAATGGAAGTGGACGTTGAAAAAAGTGATTTGAAAGCTGGCATTATAGCATTTAAGAAGAAGGAAATCAGCTATGCGGATGTTTTATCTGCTTTAGCTGGTAAAGGTGTTTGTCCTGCCGATATAAAAGTTCCTGAAATGATTGCTGGAAAGATAATCGCATTAGCTAGGTTAATGACTATAGCTAAGTACTATAATGGAGATTGGAAACCGGACTGGAATTCTCAAGAATATAAGCATAATATCATGCGAACCAGCGAATATGGTATTACTTCTTGTGGTAATTATAACGAAGGTGCTATTTACTTCAAGAACAAAGAAGATGCCCAAGCCGTTATTGATAATCCGAATTTCAGAAGCATTCTTGATGCAATCTATAAGGACTAAGGCTTATGAAGGAAATGTTTTTTAAGAATGTAAAGTTCCGTGAAGTTCAGCATTTGGCATTCTCGGATGAATATATAACTGCATACGTATCGGTGAACCATGTTCCTAAGATACACCTAAGTGTTAACACACCTCGTGATGAATATGGGTTTGCGAAAGGTAAATCAAAGCGTTACTTTAGAGTGGGGTTTGGAAAATGGCTCACCGAACGAGCGTTTGTTAAGAAATATTTTAGTGAAGAATAAATGAATATAAAAAAGTCAGATATGGAAACTGAGATTAATATAGCGGAAATCCTCAAGGATAAGCCAGAAGGTACGAAACTCTGGACTGATATGTTTGGAAGTGTTACGTTATATGTCGTTACTGATGCATGTGATGCTTTTCAAGTTAAGCATCATAATAAAGATCCATGGTTCGATAAAGACGGTAAATTGTACAAGGAAGGAGTTTTGTGCATCTATCCTAGCAAATCAATGCGTGATTGGGAAAAATTCTCTTGGAAGAAGGGCGATGTTCTTATCAGTGATTGTGGATTTATGTGCATTTTCAAAGAATGGGCATCTGATGACTATACAAAGTTCAACGGATGTTATTTTGATGCCACGCCAAATACAGAAACGGCTAAGTATAGCAAGTTAGATAACAATATTGCCTATGGTTATATCAGAGATATTGAGAAAAGATGTGGCGGTAAGTTAAACCTTGAAACTTTGGAAATTGAGAAGGCTCAGCCTGAGTTCTAGGATGGGGATATAGTAACTATGCATAAGGAAAACTGTGATATAGTTTCCATTTTTAGTAGACTGAAAGCTGAAGGTTCTTTCTATTATTACGCTTTCCATGCAATCCAAACAAATAATACAGGTGTAATGGATTGTTATACTACATTGCCTCGTGCGTGGACATTTTTTGAGGGCAAAATGAATTTTGCCACTGACTCCGAGAAGCAGCAACTCTTTGATGCTCTAGCCAAAGAAGGCAAGGCTTGGGATGCTGAGAAGAAACAGATTGTGGATTTGATGCCAAAGGTAGAGCTGAAACCATTCGATAATGTGTTGGTTAGACATCAAAAAACTGAGGAATGGCGTGCAAATATATTTAGCCATACAGATAAGACAGATGAATATCTTGACTATGTATGTGTTAATGGTAGATGGGAGTTCTGCATCCCTTACGAAGGCAACGAATCATTGTTAGGTACAACTAAAGATGTGGAGGTAAGTTATGGACGAAGCTTTTAAGAAAGAACTTATAGAGCATTGTAAAAGGCAAATGCAACGCTTTGAGAGAATGGGAAGAACAGATTCTTTCGCATATAAAGAACATGCTGTTTTACTTAGTTTTCTTGAACGTTCATATTTACATTTTTAATACAACAATAGTTATGATAGACGATAAGAAAGTAAAAGAAGCAGCAATGCAACACAGTAGATGGCTCAGTAGTAACCACGAAGAGCCTACTGCTTCTGATAGTTTCATGGAAGGTGCTCGCTGGGCTATCAATGAATTCTTGAAGGACTTGTGGCATCAAACAAATAAAGAGCCAGAAGGATATGATGAATGGACATTGCTGCACTATAGTGTAGGCAACTATTATTCATTAGCCCAAGTCAAAGAATTCAAGTCTTGGAAAGGATTTGTTGAGAATATGCCTATAGACGGGTGGCTCTATATTGATGATTTATTCTCAAAGGAAGGAGGTGAATGCAAATGACCGATGCAGAATTTAATAAGTTTGTGCTTATGCTAGAGAATGAAGCGTTTCGGTTTGCAAGAAGTCAAAACGTATTTAAGGAGCATCGAGTGGTGATAGAGCAGTCTTTCAAGATAGGAGGGCTGTTCATTCTTCGAGAGTTGGAAAAGTATTTTAATCAAAAGAAGTAAGCTTATGAAAAAAGTTTCCTTGACTGATGATGAGTTAGATTTGCTTATTATCGGGCTTCATTGCGTAAATAGGTCTAATTATAATAATTACGGACGATATTACGATTCATATGACAAAGTGTCGCAAATGAAGGAAGAACTTAGGATTAAACTTAAGAGGGCATTGTATAATTTTTAGTTTTGAATAGTAGTTTATATATATTAAGATATGGAATTAAAGATAAAAACGCATCATGCGTTACCTTGCCGTACAGAGGTATTCACTATCAATGGAAAAAGTGCTGAACAAAATGATTTTGGTGATACATATGACCATCATCATGAAGATGCAGAGCCTTATGCTTGTGCCGATATGCACTTTGACCCAAAGCCTCCAACAAAGGAAGTACTAAACCGCTATAATATAACGGAAGAAGAATATTATAACATCTGCAACGAATTGGAATGCAAACTATGCGTAGGTAGTTGCGGATGGTGTATTTAATAGATTTTAGAATAAATAATATAAGCAATGACAAAGGAAGAAATATTGGAAAAGGCATCCGATTTTGAGGATGAAGATGAGTTCGTGAAGTGTGATAGATTGCCGTTCACTGAGGAATGGTGGCTTTTACATCAGCTAGTGTATATTGGCTTGTCTTGTACCTATACAGGTCGTGGTTATATAATTGAGAAACTTAAAGATTAGTAAAATGGAAGCAAATGATTATTTGAAAGCCATGCAAGCTATGGACGAATTGGATAGACTTGTAACTAGTGTTTATCCGGATAAGTTCAAGTTGGTCTGCAAGAAGCATGGAATAGATGAATGCGAGGCGATGAACATGTATTCGTACTTGCAAAAGATGCATAAAGGTCAGTCTTGGCTAGTTAGATACAAGCCATTGGAATATCTAGAGCGTGTATTAACACTAGCCAAAGAAGCTTATGCGTCTTACATGAACAACGGCTTGATTCTAAGTATGGTCAATTTTGGTGATAAGTACACAAGAATACTTGTAATATTTGAGAAAGATGGCGTAAGAAGCCAACAAGAATTTGACCTTAGAGAGCAAAGAACATATGTTGATATAGCGGACTTTATTGGAAATGGTTACTCCATCGTATCTGTTATCCGTCAGTCTGACAATGTTGATAGCGAAAAATTTGTTGGAGAAAAGGATGAGCGAAGTCATAGTATTCCTATTTACGATGGTGATGTAATGCTTTGTTACGTGAATAAACCGGAATTTTGGAGTTCCGATTGGCGTAATAGCGGACTTTATATTTGTGAGAACGGCTCATATCATAGATTGCTATACACCCCGAATAAGGGGTACGTAAGACATGGAGAGCCTGATGTAGATGAAGACTTCACCCTTGATATTGGGGAAGAATCCTTCAATAGTTATGTTATGACTTTAAGCCAGTCTTGGTATAAGTTGGGTAATGTTCATGCAGGTATAGGCTTTTTGAAGGAGAAAGAATAGAAGAGTAAAAGGAGAGGAATATCATTTCCCCTCCTTTGCCCTAATCTCCAGCTCGATAGGCTTGCCGCAATGGGGGCAGATGATAGCCGGATGCGATAAGGTTTCACCATCAATAGCAAGGAAACTAGATGGCGAGCAACCACAAATACTAGCTATTTGTTCTACTTTCGCAAATGAAATTGAGCCATTATTGATTTGTTGCGATAAAGCTGATTGGGTAATACCTAACTTTTCAGCTACAGATGAAATGGTTTGCCCATGACTCCTAATTATTTTCTTTAAGTCCATACCTTATTATATATAAGTGAATACTAATATTTATTATGCTGCAAAGATAGCTTATTTTTTTTTAACTGCCAAAGAAAAAGAGTTAAATATTAGAATTAGCTAATAATTAGTGAATAAATGTTTAGAAATAGCTTATAAGTGTTAAATAAGTGGTAATATTAGAAATTTCTTATAGAAATATTTGGTAATATTAGAAAAAACTACTATCTTTGCAATGTCTTTAAGAGATAAAGGCTTTAAAGTTTAACTATTAATTGCTGCTATGCAGCCGAGTCGGCACTCGTAAAACGGTTTGAGGATATGACTACTTCAATTAAGAACAAGATGAGAAAGGTAATGCAGTTAGCACATAGAGCCTATCAGTTGAAATCAAGTTCAATGTCTTGGGTTGAGTGCTTGAAACAGGCTTGGCAGGTTGTAAAGCTTGAGTCAGCGATGAAGACCAAGGTAGTAGAGTTCTTCTTTATGAAGATGAATGGTGAGGTAAGACAAGCCTTTGGTACTCTCCTTCAGAGCCACATTGACTATACTCCAAATGGTACAGGGCATGCAGCATCAAGAGATTGCATCCGCTATTGGGATGAAGCAAAGGGCGCATGGAGACAATTCAAGGCTTACAACTTCTTGCGAGTTGCATAAAGATATATTCACGTTCTAAGGTGTTTGGCGAGGCTTAATAGGGGGTGTGCCTTTAAACACCCCTTTAGTTTAGGACTTTTAAAGTATTTGAGATATGGAGACAATTGCTAAGTGTTTGAAAGAAGTGTTCTACAAAGGGCATCATATTACCAAGGTGGAGGACGTATTCGGTCAGGTTGCCGTTCGCATTGATAATGTTGTTGAACCAGACTATGCTAGCATAGCCGATGCAAAACGAGTAATCAATGGTAAAGCCCCTAAGTGGTTTAATGATGGCTATATGTGGGACGAAGCCAGCAAGAAGGTCGTAAAAGACCCTAACGCTTTCCGATGGGAGGAGTAAGAAAAGATAAGGTAAAGAACTTAATACAATTGATTATGGAAAAGTTTAATGATGGCAATTATGTATTCGAGATAACAAACGAGTTTCCGGATGGCTATGAGATTTGGGCGATTGGTCGAAGAAATTTCAAGCACAAAGGCTACGTACCATTGTGTGAGGTCGATGAGAGCCGCTACGTCAAAAGAGATACCTTGAAGGCTTTGAAAGTCAAGGATGAAGCATTAGCTTTGACTTTGCTCTATGAAGCCGTTAAACGAGGTGTTAATAAGAAGAAGTATAACAAAATGATTAATGCATAAGAAAATGGATGAGAATTTTCTGAATGTGCTCTATATCGAGCATACAGATAAAATAGGCGTTCTAAAGGACGATAAGGAAGAAAGGGTATCAATTATCCTTGGGACGGACAAAACGCTTGTAGAACGCAAAAGAGAGGGCAAAACGTACCTTCTTGTACCATTGACAAAGAACCATACTTTCAAGTGCAATGGCGATAGCTTGGAGGTTGATGGCAAGATTATCCCTAGCAAGGTATTTTTCCGCAAGGATGCTTGCCAATGGATTGAGATTGATGAAGAAACATTATCTAAGGTTGCGTAATAAATAAGGAGTTTAAGCTATGAAAGTATATGTAGTAATTTCTTCATACCAACATGGATTAGGTGAAGCTGTAGAAACTGATGCAGAAGTCTTCGATACCAGAGATAAGGCTAGAAAGGCGATAAGGCACAAAGGAATGAACACTTTGGAGAATTACAAGCGAGTTTTGAATTGCGATGATTATCTATACAATATCTCAGATTCTTTCTTTCATATCTCAGACAGCGAAGGAGAGACGTGGGATAATTTTGATATTGTAGAACGAGAAGTAAAGTAATAAGACTATGGATATTAAGATTATCAAAGACATCTTAGATGATGCAAAGGAGTGCGGTTGCATTGCAGGAATTTCACTCTCTAATGGGCAGTTACCTCATGCAAACTTTAGCAAATCAAAGTTATTTGATTTTACTGCCGATGTTCTTTATAACAAAAAAAAGCATTTGATAACTATACTTGGTGAGAACGGAAACAGAGATTACATTGATAGTGACTCTATCATACGTATCTTTATTAGAGAAGGTGTTTAACAATTAATTATAGGAGAATATGGATGCAGGTCATGTGAATGTGATATTAGGCGAAGCCGAGGACAAAGGTCTTAGAGGAAGTATCAACTTGGTAGGTGGAGCAAAAATAAGTTTCGACTTCAATAGTGTTGGTGGTGAAACCTCTTTCAATTGCAATACAAAGAACAGAACACTTATGATTGGAAGTGGAAGTACAGTAGTGTTTACACGTAAATATATTGATTGTAGCTCTATCCAGTATATTGAAGTGTTTGAACGTACAAACTAATTATAGGAGACAAGAATATGAATGTACTAGACTATTATGAGGTTGTCACCTCAAAGATTTTCAAGTTGGAAAGCATGAACGAGGGGCTTGTATTGATAGCACCGGAGCAGGAGGTGGATGGAGTCCGTTCCTTGATGGTGGGATTATATGTGCCAGAGCATGAACGATACAAGATGTATACTTTCCGTTCCTCTATGAACGAGGGTGAACTAAGTGACAAGTACAAGGCAATGGTCTGCACGATGGATGTTCTTAAACCGGATTGGGATAGAATAAGAAAGAAAAGACGGAAGAGGTTCTAACCTCTTACCGTCTGTAGGATGCAAGCTATTTCAAGATTATTTTTAGAAAACATGAAAATAAATTAGAGTTTCCTTGTATTTCTCGAAGGTTTTTGTTACCTTTGCGGATGCAAATAATAAAACAATGAGCTTATGAAAGTATTATCAATTCGTCAGCCGTATGCTTGGTTAATTGCTATCGGCTGCAAGACCATTGAGAACAGAACATGGAATAGAAAGTTCCGTGGTCGTTTCCTTATTCATGCTAGCCAAGCCAAACCCGAAAAACTTGACGGATGGCAGGAGAGCGCAATGAAGAAATATTGCCAAGAGCATGGTATTGTTATTCCAGACTTCAAAGACTTGCCAACGTCAGCCATTATCGGCAGCGTAGAGTTGGATGATATTCAATTCCATGAGGCTTATCCGGATGCATTTGCTGAAGATTTCCAATATCATTGGTTCTTGAAGAATGCTAAATTGTTCGATAAGCCGATTAGAAACGTCAAAGGCAAGTTATTCCTCTGGGATTATGAGTATAATGAAGCCGAAATGTAAAATAACAATACTTCTGTAATAAAAATACAAGTTATTGAAAATTAGCGCAAAAGTGTTTGTTCTCCGATGGGTTAGATAAGATGTAAATGTAAAAATAAAGAAAGCCTCAACCTCTAACGAGATTGGGGCTTTTACAGTTGTCCTAGTGTGTCTCACCATTATTATTTCGTTCAATCAAAGGTAAGATACCTTTCTCCTTTAGGAACTCATAGAGAAAGAAACGCCCTTTTTGAGTCCATTTCGTGTTGTATTTGATGGTTTGTTTTCCATCATTGTGCGTAATGGTCACTGGCTCGCTATTCACATATCCCTTATCCAAATATTGGCGGTACAAGACCCATTGGTCAGAAACCTTGTGCTGGATACCATGCTCATGCAACAATTTGTTGAATGCTTGCGGACTCATTCCGTAATCCTGCGCCATTGATGTAATCACGCTTGTGCTCTTGTTCTTCATCATCACATCGAAGTAAGTAGTCTTAGGCTTCATTGTTGTAATCTGTGCGCTCAGTCCGACAATCTCCTGCGATGCCTTGGCAAGTTCCTCTCTCTGTTGCTTGTTCTCCAAGGTCAGCACTTGGTTCTTCTCGAACTGGTCAGCCCAAGCTCTCGCTGCTATAGCCGGATTGGTGAAATCGGGCAAAGATGGAACACTCTGCATTCTTACCTTTTTCTCAACCTCAATGAAGTACTTGCGAATCATCCTACCTTTCTCATTGTTCTCAATCATACACAACTCCTTCGCCATGTCTAAAGATAGGGCGTACTCCTTGCTTGGTCTGCCACCTTTTGAGTTTTTAAGATTTTCCTTAAAAACCTCATAGTCTTGATTTTCAACGAATCCGTACTTTTCAATACGCTCTTGAATCCAATTCGCAAATTGATACTTGCTACCTAACTTTTGGTGCAGCTCTCTTGCATTGATGGCTTGCTTACCATCACGTTCTTCTACCTTGATGAGTTCAAAGCCTTCAACCTTGATTTTCTCACTTTGATTTACGAATGCTCCCAGCATGGGTGCATCATTCAAATTCTTTTCTAAAAGATCTTTCATATTAAACAATTTAAATATTATAAGTATGGTTTCTTGCAAATAGGAAAGCCCCGTCCACCATGTTGTGAGAGAGGATGGACAGGGCTTGTTTCGCCTACCCACAAATGTAACGGAATGGGCTTGACGAAATATGACTCCACGCTTGGAGCTTATAACCATTTGTTTAATATGTCTTCTTTATTCGTCAGTCGTGTCCGTTACTTCACAACCATTATTACTTTCGGCTGCAAAGTTAATGCTATTTTCTTTAACTTGCAAACACTTTAGTGTTTTGTTTAAAACATTAACGTTTGTTTTACTTTGGAGGACTTCTGTCCTCGCCAGCACGACCAACTATTTCGGCACGATGCTGCACATTACTTCTTCTTTCCATTGCTCACGAAATTTAATAGTTAAACTTCAAAGATAATGTGCAGTTGTTTCGGTGTGCCTCACGAAATCTATTACAAATCACACTCGTATGAGTATTGCTTTTTCAGCTTGTTCAATGCATTCTCGGTAACGTAGTAGATGTTATCGAAATACTCGCTTTTCTTGATGCTTCGGCTTTCTTTCAGCTCTACCTTGTGATTGAATGTCACTTCGTAGCGGTTTGCGATGCTTGTAATCAAGAAATCAACCTCACGTTTATGTCTGTCCAGATCGGTCTCTTTATACTCACCACGCTTGATAAATGCGTCCTTGTTCGTCTCTTCGATGGTAGCAACCATGTTGCCTTGCATCACTATAATCTTTGCGCTCATATCTAGTTTCTTTTTAATCGTTAATAACCTTGTTAAGCAACTCTAATCAAGTTGTAGTTCTTGAATTGTCTCCATTCTCCCTTGACCTCATCCCAATACTTGGTGCAGTCCTTGCAAGCGTAACCCTTGCCGTTTGGAGTGTAGTCAATGTGACTCTCCATCAATGTGCCGAAAGCCTGACGAATCTCACCATTCATTTTCTGAAAATAGAACTCAACGACCTGCTTCTTCATGCGAGCCTTCAGCTTGATTACCTGCCAAGCTTGCTTCAAGCATTCTGTCCAACTCATGTAAGCACCCTTAAGCTGAAATGCTCTGTGAGCCATATTCATCACTTCTCTCATCATATTCTTAAATGTAGTAGCCATAATCTTTCAATTTTAAACGTTAAACTTAAATTACTTACTTTGTAAGTCCGATGCTCTCACGCAAGAAGCTCTTGGCCTCATCGTTGTTCATATTGAGCTTAGTTGTTATCATATTCAACATTCTATCAACGTCCTTTTGGGTGTTTATCCTGTTGCTTACGAACTCTATCATAACGAACTTCTGAATCAAGTTTCTTCTTATCATTGAAGTAGTCATATTGCTATACCGTTTTACGAGTGCCGACTCGGAGGTGCAACCTCAGCTAAATTAATAATGTTATTGTGACCTTTCTTTCTTAATCACGATGCAAAGGTAACATATTTACGTTACACTGCCAAATATTTTAGAAAAAAAATGTAACGTATTTAGGTTAATTAACAAATATTCATTTGTAACGTACTATTCTTTAAACTACGTTAATACTTTTACGTATATATGCTACATTTCAAAGATTATTCTTATCTTTGCAAGAAAATAACAATGTAACGTATTACGTATTATGAGATTTAAAGATGTTCTTAATAAATATGGTGTAACGCAACAAGACCTAGCAGACCGGATGGGTATGAATAGAGTTTCGGTTTCTCGTTTACTTAGCGAGAAAAACGACTTGCGTATATCAACTATCGAAAAAATAGCAAACGCTATAGGCTGTCCTGTAGCAGAATTGTTTGATAAGCAGAACAAAGAAGATGCTATTAGTGATTTCATCGCCCTAATAAAACAAGGTGGTGAGTTGTATTCCGCATCGTCCATCGCTGAGGCTAGGGTCGTGTTGGATAAACTAGAAAGTGTTAATTAACGTGGGGTCTTCCCTACAAAGTTCAATAATTAAAAATATGTGATTATGAAGAAGTTTTTATTTATGGCAATTATGATGATGTTTATTACATTGTCATCAATAGCACAAGAAGTAAAGTTTCACTTTAATTCGAACTTTAAGTTTGTAACGGATGACGAAAAGGAATTTGTTGTTATTCCTATGGATGGTTATTCGCAGGATAGTTTGTTTCGTGCAGTATCTTCGTATTTGGATAGAAAATATACTTCTAAGACAAATGAGATTACAAAATTTGGAAACGAGCAAGTTACATTGAGCGCATTTATTACTGATGCTTATTATGAGAAAGTAATGGGGCTTCCTTTAAGAAAACATATGATTTGCACCTATTCATTTAATTTCAAAGATGGAAAGTTTCGTGTAAATGCACCAGTGGTCAATAAAGTTATAACTGGTGCTCCAACGGAATTACCTCATAGTTTTGCCGGAGATTGTAGTAACTACTTTAAGAACGGAAAGTTGAATCCTAAGAAAGAACGTTTATATAATGCAATTAATGACCGCATTAATTATATTTTAAATGATATTTTAAAAAGCTCTTTTGCAAAGTCGGAGTCTGATGAATGGTAAAATTTCAACGGAATTACAGGCTGTCGTGATTTGATGGTCTTTATATATAGAAGAAAATAAGTAAGAAATGAGCCTTCTGCATGTGAATGTGGAAGGCTTTTTTAGTATCTATACCTTAATTTTTGCACTTAAATCTTTTGTGAAATAGCACACATTAATTCTTTCGTTGCTCCTTTGAATATTAGCTAATTTTGCCAATAAAAACATATAAGGATGGCACAGCTAGAATTTAACATCAAAGCGAATTTCGACCAAATCAAGCAAGCCAAGCAAGAGCTTGAAAGATTGCGTGGTGAGTTACAGAAAACAACAAAGGCGACAGACAAGGCGGTGGTTCAAGACCTTACGGACAAATATGCAGAGCAAAAGCAAAAGGTGACAGAGCTTAGTTCCGCAATGTCTCGCTATGCTTTGGTGATGAGTAGTGATTATGCCAAGAAAATGCAGAATCTTACAAGAGAGGTTTATTCTTTCGAGTTGCAAGCAGACGCATCTAAGCGAAAGATTGAAAGACTTTCTTCCGAGATTGCAAAGATGCAGTCTAAACTTCGTAAAGGAGGCTTAGATATTGGCACTTCAACAATCCTTAATCGTGATATAAGCGAAAATTCCACTATACTCAATGATGAGAAAAGGCGTTACGAGAATCTTGCGGGATTAGGAAAGCAAGCAAGAACTGAATTGCAAAACATGCAAGCTGAGTATGTCCGCTATTCAGGTTCTTCGAATGCAACTACTGATAACGTGAAGGTGATGACTGATGCCTTTGCCGGAATGATTGTGGAAATGAAGAAAGTTCCTACTGTTGGTGAGGGTGCAACATCTTTATTTAATCGTCTCGGTGGTGATGCAAAGCAATTAGCAATGAGCCTCGTAGGTGGCCTGGGGTTTGAACAATTGGCAGAACACATCTTTAATGTTCGTTCACAATTCCAACAGCTTGAAATTTCATTCACTACAATGCTTGGTAGTGAGCAGAGAGCAGGAGCATTGATGAACCAACTTGTTCAAACGGCTGCGAAGACTCCTTTCGACATGAGTTCGATAACAAATGGGGCAAAGCAGTTGTTGGCTTATGGTACGGCTGCAAATGAGGTTAATGATATTCTTGTTCATCTTGGAGATATTTCGGCAGGTCTGAACGTTCCGTTGAACGATTTGGTGTATTTGTATGGTACAACAATGAGCCAAGGCCGCATGTACACGATGGACTTGCGTCAGTTTATGGGCAGAGGCATCCCGATGGCTGAGGAGCTTGGTAAAATCATGGGCAAGACAACCCAAGAGGTTCAGCAAGCGGTTACAGATGGAAAGGTCGGAGCTGATTTGGTGAAAAAAGCTATCATCAACATGACCGAAGAGGGCGGCAAGTTTGGTGGACTGATGGAAAAGCAATCCACAACCTTGCAAGGAAAATGGTCTAACATTGGCGATAGCGTTGACCAGATGTTTAACGAACTCGGCAAGAAGTCGCAAGGAATATTTGGTACTGGTTTAGACTTGATTTCGTCTTTGGTTGACAATTGGGAGGCGGTCGTTAAAGTTATTGGTTCGGCTGCGGTAGCCGTAGGCACATATAAGGCAGGTCTGATGGCGGCAGCATCCATCCAAAAAGCTCAAAACAAAGCTACACTTGATAGTATTGCAAGTAATCTTGACGAAAAGATAAAAGCGTACAAAGATGAAGCTGAATTGTATCATTCCTACACCGGAAAAGATACATCCGAATATAAGAGCCAAAGACTTTCGGATTTAAATAAGGCTGTTTCTAATACAGATATGTTGGGTACGGATAAGGCTGAGGAACTTGTGTCTCTTAAAATCAAAGAGGCTCAGACCGATGGAATCATAACCAAACAAATGGCAGAGCAATTGCAACTTAAACGTGATATGCTTGTCACTCAGCAACAATCTGCTGCTAAGGAACAGATGGAGGCTTTGGAACTTTCCAAGGGACTTGATGAGAAAATGGCTCAGTTCAAGGAAATGGAAAATGATTACCGACATCTTAACGGAAAAGATACAAAAGATTATAAGGCAAGCCGTTATAATGAGTTGGGGAATGCTTTGTCCGATACCGAAAATATCGGTGATGATGAAACGGAGAAACGCATATCTAAGCAGATAGAATTAGCGAAATCTGAGGGGTTGATTAGTGAAGAAATGGCTAAACAACTCCAGTTGAAGCGTGACCTCTTGGTTGAGCAGACAAGACTTGCGGAGAAAGAACAACTCCAATGGCAAAATGCGGTAAATGCCAAAGAAGCTGCTGAGGAAGAGTTGCGTGCTAAGAAATCGCAAGAAGCTGATATTGCAGCCGCAAACAAGGCTGCGGAACAAGCTAAAGCTGAGGCAGATTTAAAGCAAAAAATAGCCAAGGCAAATGAAACCGCTTATGGTAAGGCTCTTTTGGAAACTAACGCCTTACAGAAGAAAGTTGACTTGCAACAAGAGAGCTATGATAAGGCGATGGATGAGGCTCGTGAAAAGAGAGTAGCCCTTGCTCAGCTTGATGAGGAAATAAAAAAGCAGCAGCAAATCATAGAACAGAAAGAAAAGGAATTGGTCTATGATAATGGGGCGGTTGATACGACTTCATTTGGTGGCTATGCGGATTCTTTTTCGGATAACGAAAATAGTTCAATAGTTCAATACGAGGCTGAACAAGCGAAATTGGAAGAGCTGATGCAAAAGCGTCAGCAAGCGGATGAGGAATACGAAAGTTCTAACGCAAAGCGTAAGGCTATCCAACAGGAGCTTCAAACTACGACTGAAAAGTTAGCAGAAGCTGAAGAGTATGAAACTGAGGTCTATAAAGAGACCGGAGCTGCGGCAGATGAAATTGGGGATATTGTTCAGCAAGGAATAGATATAGAGGATGGTAAGATTAGCATTACGGAGGCGGCAACTACTGCTACACAAGCTAATACGACTTCTGAAGCGAGCAATGCAACCGCAAAAGGTGCTAATGCAAATGCTACTTCTTCGGAAACTATTGCTAATACGGCAAATTCGACTTCAAAGACAGCTAATACTGCGGCTACTAATGTAAATACAACGTCCGAGAACGTGAATACAGGAGCAAAGGAACGAAATTCCCTTGTTACCTCTATATTATCTGTTGGCACAAAGGGGTTAGTCTTAGCTCAAAATGTGTTAACATGGGCTACTAATGCCGTTACCGTTAGTATGAGGGAGTTATGGGCTGCAATGCTTGCAAATCCTTTAACTACCATCGTTACTTTGGTAACAACCGCAATATCCGTTTTTGCGATGTTTGGAAGCGAGGAGGAAGATACCGCAAAGAAGACACAAGATATGGGAAATAAGGCTGCTGAGGCTAGCAATAAGGTTCGTTCCTTGTTTGCGGTTCTTAATAACGGCAATGCAGAAGACCATAAGGACACAATAAATGAATTGAAGTCTGCTTATGAAGAATATGGGATAAAATTGGATGAGACTAAAATGAAGTCTCAAAGCATGAGCGAGCAAGCTGATGAGTTAAAGGCGCATGAAGAAGAACTTATCGGTATAATAGAAAAGCGTTCTCTTGAAATGGAGCGTGCAAATCAATTACAAGAGGCTTATGATAATTATAATTCTTCAAATGATTCATCTTTCAGCTCATTTAAAGATTCTATAGATGATAAGTTGTCTGATGTAGAAATGGGTACTATTCGAAGTCTCGTAAGTCAGGATGACATAGACAAGTTAGCTGAACTGCGAAAGGAGATGAATGCTTGTGGTGGAGATTTAAAGGTGTACAATGCATTGAATGCTCAATATTCTCAATTACAAGGGGAGTTGAATGTAAAAATAGGAACTTATCTCGAAAATATGCACCATAGCCGTTCTGAGGTGGCTCAGATGATTCCTGACATAAACGACTTTACTGATGGGCTTGTTAGCAACAGAGTTGAGTTGGATGGTACTGTTGATTCTATAAATAATAGCGTCAATGCCGCAGAACGTGCGAGAAAAGCCACATCTAAGTTGACTTATGCGCAAGAGGAACAAGTTTTGAAAAATCAATATGCAAAGAAGAGCTTCAAGGATTTGAATAGTGAAATCCAAGAGACAATAAAGTTGTGTAGTAGAAAGTTGCATCTTGATATTAAGGTTAACTATGATGATAGTGAACTTCCTGCATGGATTAAGAATATGTCTCAGTCTCAGTTGAAAGCGAGTATGGCTGCGAGAAAGAATTGGCTTGATGGACACAAAAAAGGGGATGTTCTTCAAGTAGGAGGTCAATATAAGACTTACGAACAGGTCGCAAACGAATTGGCTATGATGCAAGCAAGAGGTAACAACATCGAAAGTAAGCCGAAGAAAAGCCAAAAGGAGATAGATAAGGAGAAGAAGGCAAGAGAGAAAGCGGCTAGGGATGCTGAAAAGGCTAGGAATGATGCTGAGACAAAGGCTGGTAATAAGCGAAAGGCTGAGGAGGACTATTCCAAGTCTATTTCATCCTATTCGGAGAAAGCTATCCAAGATATGACCAAGAATCGCATCAATGCGATGAATGAGGGTTATAGCAAGGAATTGGCTCAGATTACCGAGAATGCCGACAAGGAGAGAAAGGCGGTAGAAGAAGGTATAGACAAATTGGTTGAGGCTAGAAAAAAACGTGACCAAGCTGTTTGGGTTAATTCCGGCAAGGGTCGTAAGGCTAATATGTGGAAACAGAGCAAAACCGATGAAGAGTATAAGAATGAGGTTTTGAATGAAACCATGAAGGATAGCAAGGGTAATCCGGTTAAGGTCAATGGCATGAATATGACCATAGGCATGAGTGTTGCTAATCAGATGAATGCAATTCGGGATAAGGCGGTAAAGCAGAATGAGGATGTACTTGCTAAAGAAGCGCAAAGCATGTACGATTATCTGAAGACTTATGGCACATTCCAGGAGCAGAAGTTAGCTATTGCTGCCGATTATGCTAAGAGGATTAGCGAGGTTGAAAACTCTACGGATTCGGACTCAAGCAAGCAATGGAAGATAAAGTCTTTGAAAGAAGAGCAGAAGAAAGAGACGGATTCGGTTGAGGCTAGTGCTATTATGCAGAAGATAGATTGGTATCAAGTCTTCGGAAATGTTGGTGGCATTATGAAGGATGCGCTTGTTCCTTTATTGGCAGATCTGGATAAGTTCGTAGGTACGGATAAGTTCCAAAATTTGGGTGCAGACCAGCAGAAGAGTATCGTTGATGCTATGCAGAATATCCGTAATTCGATTGGCAATACAAGTGATTTAGGTTGGAAAGACCTTGCAAGGGATGTTGTAGCTTATCAGGATGCTCTGAAGAATGCGAAAATTGCTCAAGATGAATATACGGAAACGGAAACCAAGCTTATACCTCGCATTAAGGATTTACAAAATCAGATAGCGAATGCGAAAATGTCGGGCAATGTAGCAGAGCAAACAAGGCTACAAGAAGAATTGAATAAAGTTCAAGGTCAGTTAGCGGAGTCCGGAAAGAAGATTGTTACGGCTAACACAAAAGTTCGTACTAGTGGTCAGAAGTTGGCTCAAACGACACAGAATGTGACACAACCGATTTCTGCTATTCATGAGTTCCTTTCTACTTCTGGACTATCTGATTTAGCATCTCTTTGGGATAGCTTTGATCAGCTTAAAGGTGGAATTGATGGATTGAAAGCCTTGGACGAGGCTAAGAATGCGGCTGATGGTTTGAAGGATATGGGTAAGGAAGCCGCAGACGCAGCCGCAGCCGCTGGCAAGAAAGCTGGCGATGCGCTAAGTGAAGGATTGTCAAAAGCCGGACTTATAGGCCAAATTGTTGCTGCCATTTTGAAGATACTTGATGTTTTGAAGGATGGTATCGGAACATTGATTAGTAGCTTGATTGATACAGTTCTGAATGCGGTCAATGGTATATTGAAGAATATCCTAAGTGGTGATTTTATCACACAGATAGGAGGGTCTTTGATAAGCGGTATTGGCAATATTCTCAATACAATATCGTTTGGTGGCTTCAATAGTTTGTTTGGAGTTAGTGGAAACGCAAAAGAAGTACACCGGACTATAGACAAACTGACGGATAGAAATGAAATCTTGACGGATGCTATAGACAAGTTACGAGACTCCATAGACAAGAATAGTGGTATTAAAGCCGTAGAGGATGCTAAAAAAGCCGAAAACCTCCAAAAGGAGAAAGAACAAAATTTAAAGAGTATCATGGAGGCGCAAATGGGTTATCATGGCTCTCATCACAGTTTTAACGCTTATTTCCGAGGATTTTCGCAAGAGCAAATCAAAAAGGTGTCCGATGCAATAGGCAGACAATGGAATGGTAATCTTAACGACTTGCAATCTGCTGATGAAGCAGCTGCTATTTTGCAGAATCCAGATATGGTTGAGGCTATCAAGAATACAGGTAAGGGTGGCTATGGAGGTAGAGTTCTTGAAAAGTTGAAAGACTATGCGGCTGAGGCTGGAACATTAGAGGAAATTGCTGATGACCTTGCAGAAAGCTTGACGCAAATATCTTTTGATAGTTTGAAGAGCGAGTTTATAGATACTTTGATGGATATGAATTCCTCTGCTCAAGACTTCTCTGATAATTTCTCCAAGATGCTTATGCAAGCCGTTCTGAAAGCTAAGGTGGATGATTTGTTGGGAAATGATATGCAAGCATTCTATGACGAATGGGCGGAACGAGCTGAGGCAAATGGTGGTAAATTGTCAAAGACAGATATAACTGCCTTGAAGGGAAAGTATGATGAAATGGTTCAAGAAGGACTGAAGATTAGAGATGAAGTAGCCGAAATAACGGGCTACAAGCAATCTTACGAGCAGTCCGCTTCTTCCGGTTCTTTTGAATCAATGAGCCAAGATACTGGAGAAGAGTTGAATGGTCGTTTCACTGCGGTACAAATTGCAACAGAGGGAACGTATGAGGAAACAAAGCTCATAAATACCAAGTTGGATGCTATTGCGGCTCGTGATGGTGGCGCAGAGAGTAGCTTACTAACAGCTAGCGTGAATACTATAATGGGTAATGTAGGTAACATTTGGTTAGCTGTTGATGAGGGTAGGACTATCCTTGCACAAAGCTTAATGTACTTGCAGTCGATTGATGAGCGACAAGAGCGTTGGCATAAGCCTATGTTGCAAGCATTCAATGATATACACGAATTGAAAGATAAGATGAGTAGATTGTAAACTTAATTTGTGCCATGTTAAAGTAAGAGGGGAATGCGTGATGCACTCTCCTCTTTTTTGGGGTGAAAGTTTTTGTTTTTCACAATATAGATAAGTGTTGTTAAACTGAGTGTTAATTTTTGGTAGAGTGGAAAATAATAGTTATCTTTGTGGTCGAATTTCAAAACTTATAAGGACATGAAGATATTAGAACCGAGATATGAAATCCTATCCCAAGGTGAGGGCATGGATGGAGTTTATAAACAGATAGAGTTGTGCGGTCGTACATGTTATGCGTCAAGTATGAAGATTGATAAAGACAGCGCAAAGCCTTTCGTTGAGCGTATGGTAAGCAGTAATCATCTTGCCATGTGTGAGCATGGAACGATTTACCTCCATGTTGCCTATGAAGAAGGATTTTTTGTACCGGAGTCTTTATTGGTCAAGCACTATCGTGAGAACAAATATTCAAAGGTGATGCAGATTGGCAGTGACTACTATATCACAACCAACTACAGAGTGATAGTTGAAAATAACTGGTTTGAGGATTTGGACTATATTTGCGAGCCTACGGAATGGCATGAGAAGCGAATAACAGTCCGTTTTACTACTCAGATTGCGGTAAGTAGAGAGGCTAACAGACATCGTGTAGATTCCGTAGCGGAACAAAGCACCCGATATTGCAACTATAGTAAAGATAAGTTCGGAGGCGAGATTGCTATCAACAAGCCAAAGTGGGTTAGCGAAAATGATGCGGTTAATCCATTGCCTTTTGATGGTGGAACATTTGTTGACCTATCAAAGAACATCGGTAGTTATGAACATTGGAGTCCGGTAGAAAAATGGTGGTTTGCCAATAGAGTATGCGAAATGATGTATTTGTCTTTGGTCAAGGATGATGGTCTTAAGCCACAAGATGCGAGAACAATACTTCCTCTTGATACCAACACGGAGTTGATTCATACCGCATTTGTGAGCGATTGGAAGCATTTCTTCGATTTGCGATCAAAGGGAACTACCGGAAAGCCTCATCCAGATATTGAGGTCTTGGCAACACCATTGATGAATGAGTTCAAGGAACGAGGTTTGATTTAAACGTTTATGAAGAAGAAAGCCAAGCAAATAGCCAAGGTGATGAGCAATGATTCTTTGGAGGTTGTTGCTCATATGATTGCTGATGAGGCAAAAGGTGTGCGCTACGAGGTGTATGCCGATGGTTCTAGTAAGAAAGAAAAGTGTGGTTGTGGCTGGCTTGTGCTTCATAAGGGAGTTATTATCAAAAGTGGGAAATATACTTTTATCACAGCTAAAGTGAACGATTCGGTGAGAGCCGAAATAAGGGCGGTTATTCATGCATTGGGTGATTGCCCTCTCTTATGTTCTGTTGATGTATATGTGGATTGCCAAGTAGCTATAGAGAGAATACAGGCATGCAAGTTAGGAGATTTGCAACCTATATACAATAAGGTAGCGAAAGACAAGACGATAAGATACCATTGGGTAAAGGCTCATAGAGGTAATATGTATAACGAAATGGTGGATTCTTTGGCTTTTTCTGCTACAGAAAGTTAATTTTGTGTCTAAGCGCATAATAAGTGTTAAAAGATAAAAGAAATACATTAAATAATTTGCATATTTCAAATATTCTTTGTATCTTTGCATTGTAATTAAGAAACAAGGTTACTAATTTTAAAAAGGTGAGACACACCTTAAAAACTGTGATTCGTTATGAATACTAGATTGAGTAAGAAAGAAACAATGGTTTATGGCAACATCGGAGTGATGGCTGATGTAATCGGAGGTAACAAGTACTTTACTTTTGAAGATTTGTATGATTTCGATTTGGATAATACCAGGGATGAGTTGAAAGAAATTTTAAACTCTTTGACCGAGAAAGGTTACTTGAAGAGTTTTAATGATTTCGATAAAACTTATCGAGTTTTGAAGTAAGAACAACAAAGGGGATATGAAATCCCCTTACAATATAAATTTAGAACGTGAGACACACGTAAAACTGTATTGAAACAATGAAAAAGGTATTCACAATTGAGAATGCGTTAGCGTTTTTATTTGCTCTTGAAATAGTATCATTAATATTTTTTCTAGGATAGGGCTTATGCAGATTAAGTTTGGTAAGATAAAGTTTACTGCGGCTAAGTCTGAAAAAGGATGCCGCTTTGATGCTTGCTACAAAGGTGAGCATGTGGCTTTTGAGAGTGAAGATATGTCTTTGTATGATGATGTTTTTTCTGATAATAACAGAAGAGCAAAGGCTGCAAAGAGAGTGATTTACGAGAATATTAAGCACAAGTATTATGAGACCCATAGAGATTAGTAATTTCAACGCTGCCGATGAATTTGTCGTTGAGGCTATGATGCATGATGGCAAATTCAAGGTAATTGGCAAGGTTATTATTGATAATAATCTTCTGAATGATGATGATTTGGAAACCATCTGGGATTATGCCAACTGGGAGCCGAATGGCTATGAAAAGATGGTTGTCTCTAATGGAGTGTACAAAGGCTTGAAAGCGTTTAGTGATGGTCGAATGTTCTATGTAATTACGGATGATGAGGTCGGAGTGGTAAACGACAATATCATGGTACGTAAGCATTATGATGTCAACAATGGCTATTATATAAAGTCATCAAGGTTACACAAGGAGCAATCCAAGGATTTGTGGTGCTTTGGTAGTTGCGAGACCATAACTAACGAATATAAGTCAAACATTTTACATGAAGTACTTTATGGCAAAGATGAACCATATAAAGCCTACCTTTCTTGAAGGCGGTGAAGTCTGGCATGATATTGATAAGTTCCCGATGCTAGACCATACAATTCTAGTAGAGTTGCAAGTAAAAGGCTCAGACGGATTGATTTACCGGACGCAAGATGTATGTGTTGAGCGTGCGGATAGGTTCGTACCTACGATGTCTTTTGTTCCTAAGCGTTGGGCGTACGCAATAGACTTAGCTCAATGTAAGCAACTTGAAGGATAAAAACAAAATACAAAATTAAGAATTAGCATATGGAAGAATCAAGAGGTGTTTACACATTACCTGTCTTGTATAATGAACAAAGTGGTAGAAATGAAGGTGTATGTGTCAGAAGTGAACTTGGAGTAGTTGTTGCAATTGACAATGAAGATGAGTTTAAAGGTGTTTTTTCAAAGGATGGTGAGGTTGATGTATTCAAGCAGTTACTATCACAAGAAGTGTATCGTTTCAACACAGAACACCATGCATTCCCAACTGAACCTTTGATTTCTTACAAGATGGATGGCGACATTATCTTTGATTTCGTTGAAGTAACAATCGGAAAGATGTATGGCGGTTATGTTTATATCGTGCATTACAACTTTGCAAGCACGGCATCATAATAAACAAGTTTGATTATGACAGTAGTAAGAGAAAGATTAAAAATTGCGGCTCAGATTGAGGTGCTGGAAGATATTGCTATTGATTATAGGGGAAAGACTATAGATAACATAATCCAACAGCTAGAAGCGAGGTTGAGTGCATTGAAGTAAGTTCAAGTTTGAAGTTAAAAGTCAATGAGTGGTGGACGTTTTGATTATGCTCAGTATCGGATTGCTGACATATATACAAAGATAGAAGATTATGTTGATGGTCATCCATTGGATGAGGAAGACGAAAGATGCTTTCTCGAAGACCGATGGTTAGAAGAGGATGAAGACAAGTATGTTAGAAAACATCATCATACGATGCCTAACAGATATGGCTTATCTAAAGAGACTATCAAGGAATTCAAAAAGGGTATTGAACTTCTGAAGAAAGCTCAGGTTTATGCCCAAAGAATTGATTGGCTTCTTTCCGGTGATGATGGAGAAGATAATTTCCATCTACGTTTGAAAGAGGATTTGGCAAATTTAAAAAGTAAGAAAGGGTAGATTATGAGTTGGAATTATCGCTTAGATACACCTATGATGCAATTAGCTGAAGAGGTGAACAAGAAATATGATACTGATGCAGGTAAGATGCTTCTTTGCACTTATCTCTTCATGGTATCAAGTGAAGAGATAAAGGACAAACAAGCTTTCTTTGATTGGGTAGAAGAGCTGAATAAGTCCTGTAAGTGCGATGCGGTAAGGGAGTACGTGAAAATCAACGGCAAAGCCGATTGGCTGCATGGTGGATTCAGTAAGCCGATTTACCGACACTATAAGGGCAATTTCTATGAGTACCTTGGTGAGGTTACTGATAGCGAGACTTCTGAAGCTAAGGTTGCGTATCAAGCAGTGTGCGGACAGCATGAAGTTTGGGTGCGACCAAAGGAAATGTTCTTTGGTAATGTTGAGATTGATGGTAAGCCAGTTCCTCGATTTGAGAAGGTAGATTTAAAAGACTTAGAGAAACAAACCGAGAAGAGCAATGGACAGAGAAAAGATTAAGAGCTTGTTAGGTCAAGCAATCTTGCGAGTGAATGAAGTCGTACCGGATTTCGAAGACTTGGACAAGGTTCTTCCTTTGCTTAGACAGGCAATTGATGAATTAGATAAGTCTGATTCGGGTTCAGTTTAAAAAGGGTGGAAAATGGCAAATAAGCAGACGATAAAACCAAAGGTAGTTCCCTTTGAGATAGCCAAACTTCTGAAGGAGGTTGGTTACGATGAGAAGATAGCAGAATTTTGGGCTTATGCTAGTCCTTGGACAGCAAAGGGTGGCATTCGTAAGGGTGGAAAATATAATGAGCATTACGGCAGTTATATTGCTTACTCCAATTCCGAGTGGGAGAAATCCAATATTGAGTTTTCTGCTGCCTTAAAGTTGAATAGTAAGCATCCGGCAATATCCGCTCCAAGCTATGATATGGTGCTTGATTGGCTTTTAGAGCATTTCGGTTACTATATTTGTGTTGCAAACATTTCGAAAGATAAGTTCTGTTGGCAAACTACATCATGGTGTGTAGAGGAAGGCTTGTGTCATACGGATGGTAAGGAATATTCCAGTAGATACGATGCAATGGATGCCGCATTCAAGAGTATCTTAAAGGCTCGCATAGATAATAAAGAAAACGAGGAAATCAAAAGACTTTTGGAGGAAATACAAGATGGAAAGACTTTATGATACTTTTGTACACGCAATAATGGTGAAGTTAGAAGCTCGTTTATATGTTGAACTCGAATGTGTTTATAAGGATATAACAAACAAGATTGTTGAGAAGAAAGGTAAACTCACCAACGAAGACGTAATTGAGTTTCAGAAAAAACTACAAGAAGTGTACGACACGAATGCTGCTATTCGTGAAAAGGTTACTGGCATTAAAGATTCAAAGAAATGTATCATAACTAAAGAAGCATGTGAAGAGTTAATAAAGCGATTTAGCGTGATTTATATAAAAGAAGATGAACAAGCAAAGAATGATAGAGTGGATAGCCACTTGTGATACTGGTATCTCTTCAATGACTATGTGGAGTGCATTGATGGGGGTAAAAAGAAAGAAAGATTTGGATATTCCTAAAGACAATAGTGACTTCCGTAGATGCTATGACATGGTAGAATACGGACACGTAACCTTGGATGAGCTACAGGTTGTAAAGAAGCAATATCCTTGGTTTGCTCCTGTTGTTGACAATTGGAAGGAATTGTCTCTTTTGTTTGAAGAAGAGTTGGACAAACGTTTGTATATACGAATCCGTCAGCTTTGCAAAGAGTCATATGCTATCCGATATGAGGTAAAGGGAGGACTTTATTATGAAAGGGGTTTTTGGTATAATGTTTAATTATTAAAAAAATAGAAAGAATGAATAAAGACAAATTAAAGGTCAGCTTTGAGATTGACCGCTACAAGGTAATTGGTATGCTTTCACGTAATTGTGAGAATGCTGAAGAGTACAACGAGATTATGGATATTCTTGAAGGAAAGAATGAGTTTGTGCGTGATGCGAATGGTAACGAGGAACTTGCAAGCCGCATTTGCAATTATGCTTTGGACTCTATCTTGGTAGAGAATCCAGATTTGGCTCTCCGTAAGCGTTTGGATAAGGAACAGAAAGGCGAGGATGCTCCTGATGGATTTTCAAATGTTATCGAAATCAAAGGTGATGACGCAAAGAAACTTGTAGAAACCCTTTGTGGTATTCTTCGAAAGGATAAATGATGTAAAATACATCAAAAGAATATAAATAAACACTAAAACGCTTGCAAGAATAAGAAAAAATGCTTATCTTTGCATCGTGTTTGAAACAGATGGCCTTCTGAGAGGTCGCTTCTACCATAATAAGTCAAGACTTAGGAGTTTACGGCAGGGTTCCCAAGTTCCCCAGCTCAGCTAGACTATAACAAGGAAACTCTTATAAGGGTGAGAGACCCTAGTTGCTGCATTAGACAAGTGGTTAAGTCGCCAGCTTTTCACGCTGGTATTCAAAGGTTCGAATCCTTTATGCAGTACTAAATTGCCCTATGGTGTAATGGCAACACTACAGGTTTTGGTTCTGTCATTAGTGGTTCGAATCCGCTTGGGGCAACAAGGTGGAATTGGTATATGTTCCACAAAAGGTGCGATATTCAAGCGGTTAAAGAAGATAGACTGTAAATCTATTCCCATTGTGGGTTCGGTGAGTTCGAATCTCCCTTGCACCACGAGAATTTTTTGCATAATACGAGGAATGTAGCTCAGTAGTAGAGCACTTGGCTTGGTAACTAAGGGGGCGTTGGTGCGAATCCAATCATTCCTTTACGCTTTCGTAGCTCAGTGGCAGAGCATAGGATTTTTAATCCTAGGGTCGAAGGTTCGAATCCTTCCGTTGGCACAATGAGACACAAGAAGAGAGCCGTGATGTTTGTTTTGTTGGAATCTCGGACATCTGTCAACGGGTAAACGTAGGAAGCAGATGAGACGAATAAAGTTGTGAATAAGTCTATGAACTAGGTGAACAAGCGGAATGGCTCTCTATTGTGCTTCATTTGATGGTTTAACGAAAAATTGAAGAATATGAAAAGTCCGTTAAGAATGGCAGTCGCTTTAGAAATGAACAACAAGGTATATCCAAAAGATGTACGAAAGTTCTTGATGGGATTGTACGCCACGCTGCATTTGACAGATAACGCAACGGCTAAAGATATGGAAAAGCTGGTATATTATGCTTTTCGGAATGGTTACCTACTAGGTGTTAAGTCTGAAGGAGGTGATGACCAAAAAGCGTATGACAGACTACCGGATTTGGGAGTAGAAGAAGATATTGGTGATGATTTAAAAAGATAGTCGATAAAAATTGGTAATTAGTTAGTAAAGTTTTTTAGGCTTTGGTGTGTGAACATCGAAGCCTTTTACATATATAATAAGGTAAAATAAAAGCTGAAATGTTAACAAGACCCAAATAACAGTTACATAAGGTTAAAATACAAAAGAAAAACATTAAATAACCTGCATATTTCAAAACTTATTCGTATCTTTGCATCGTCAATCAAGATAAGTTGGTTGATTTGCCGAGTGACAAGTTTCACTCAATAAGGTGAGAGCGACACCAAGGGGTAAGACCCGAAACAACTAGCACAATTGATTATGTCTAAGCAGACTGGTTTTTCATTCGCAAGTTCAAAGAAGTCATTAATCGAGACTATTGACGAAATCAAGAAGTCTAAGATGCCTCGCAACGAAAAGATTGTTGCATTGAAGGCTTGCGGTCTTCGTGAGAAAGAAATCTCCGATATGTTGAAGGTCTATGTACCTAGCGGTTCTACTTCAACGAGATTTGTTTATACATTCGGTGTTGAGATAGAATGTGTTCATGCCGAGCGCAATGCCTTGATAGAGGCAGGTCATCAGAATGGTGTTGATATTCATTCTGAGGGCTATAACCACACCGACAACAAGAGTTATTTCAAGATTGTTAGTGATGCTTCAGTTGGGGGTGATGTTGACCCTAACGAGGTTGTTAGTCCGGTATTGAATGGCAATACAAATGGTATGGCAACTTTGAAGAAGGCTATCAAGTCTTTGGATGCCGTAGGTGCAAGAGTAAATTCTACTTGTGGTCTTCACGTTCATATTGGTGCAGCTAAGTTGACAGGCGAGCAGTATGTTAACGTCTTCAAGAATTATCAGAAGCTTGAAAGATTGATTGATAGTTTTATGGCTCCTTCAAGAAGAGGTAATTGCCGTTGGGCAGCCAGCTTGCTTGACAAGGATTTCTCTAATTGCCACGACAATTACGATATAAGACGTAGTGTTTTTTATGGAGACAGATATTACAAGGTAAATGCTGAGAGCTATACACGTCACAAGACTATAGAGTTTCGCCAGCATCAAGGTTCAACTAATTACAAGAAGATTGAAATGTGGGTTAAGTTCTGCGCAAAGCTTGTCGGTTGGTCTCGTAACAATGTCTTCACTAGTGAGGTTATGAACATCGAAGATATACCTTTCTTGAATAAAGAAGAGAAGGCTTTCTTCCAGAGCCGTAAGGATGCATTTGCAGCCAATAACGATTAATTGATGCAGTCCTAGGGTTAAATCCCTAGGGCACAAATAAATCAAAGTATTATTAAGAAAAAGAAAGGGTAAAGATATGTGTGTTATTATTGTATGTCCGAAAGGTGTTGCTTTGCCATCCGTAGATGAGCTGAAGGCAGCGTATATGAGAAATCCCGATGGTTGCGGATTTGTGAGCGAGTCTGACCATTATAAGAGCTTGCATTTCTCTACATTTATACGTAGATTAATGAAGCGAGATATAAATGAGAATGTAATCATACATTTTAGATTTGCTACTCATGGTTCTGTCTGTGTCAAGAATTGCCATCCGTTCTACAAGGCTGGTTATTGGTTCGCCCATAATGGGGTGCTCCCGATCTGCTCCGAGCATGATAAAACGGATAGTCAGATTTGTTTTGAACGTTTCATTTATCCTACTATCAAGAAATATGGTTGGGGTTCTGATGAACATATGAAAGAAATGAACAAATGGACAGCTCATGGTTCTAAGTTTGCAATGTTGCATAATGGTGAGATTGTGAAGTCCGGTAAATTCATAGAGCGTGATGGACGGTTCTATTCTAATTTGAATCATTTGGGTTATATGAGAAATGTAATAAACTTTTAGAAGATTAATGTTTAGGTTCTTTTTATTCGACAAGCGTCAGATGTCCGTGAGGATATTTGGCGTTTTTTGTTATATAAGGTGTTTATTTTGTGTTGCTATAAATTATTCGTATATGTGATAAAATAGCCTTAAATCGCTTAAAAATGCCGTTATTACTCACTTTTAAGCAAAAGTGAGACACTTGCAAACGGATTAGTGTGTTAATTATTCTTTTCGTATTATCTTTGCACTAGTTTTAACAAATATATCGAAAGAATGAAAGATAAAATTTTCCAGTTACTAAAACAAGAGTATAAGTCTCTTGGGTTAGGTGATGAAGTTCTTCAGGCACATGCCGAAATGCTTGATAAGATGGGGCTTGTTACTGATGACAACATCGAGACAGTGGTTGCTAGTCAAAAGAGTTTTTTGGAGTCCTTGCAAAGGGACAATGACCGCAGAGTTACCGATGCCAAGAAAAAGTTCGAGGAGGCACAGAAGGCTAAAGAAGAAGCTGAACGCAAGGCTGCTGAAGAAGAAGCCAAGAAGAAAGCTGACGAAGAAGCCAAGAAAGCCGCTGAAGAAGCCGAAAAGAAACGCTTGGAGGAATTGGCAAAGAAAAACGAAATGCCGGATTATCTCAAAAAATACTTTGAAGAGCAGGCAGCAGAGAAGAAAGCTTCAGATGAAGCAAGAACCAAGGAACGTGAAGAGTTCAAGAAACTCGTTGAGACCTTGACTCAGAAGAACACAGACCAAGCCAAGACTTACAACGAACAGATGGAGGCGCAAAGCAAGACCATTAAGGAATTGCAAGAAACTATCCAAAAGCAAGCTGAGGAGGCTAAGGCTAAGGAAGAGGCTGCTGCAAAGGCAAAGGCAAAGGCAGACCACGATGCGAAGATTTTATCAAAGGCTAAGGAGTTGGGCATTCCCGAAAGTCGTATCAACGAGGGTTTCACCTTGAGCGATGATGCTACAGATGAAGCTATCGAAACATACCTCTCCAAGGTAGCGAACAACTACAAGGCGTTGCAACAACCACAATTCGGGGGCAGCTATCGTGCTAGCGAGGGCGAGCCAACAAAGGAGGACGTTGACAATGTAGCCGCATCATTAGTTCAGTCACTTTAAAAATTGAAAAACATGAATCAGGAATTGAAGACTACAAAAAAGCAAATTGTCTTTGGTGAGGATTCCGTCATTATCCAGAAATGGGAAGGCGACATCAAGGGCGGTCGTGCTTTGGATTGGACAGGCGTAAAAGATGAAGTTCTTTACGCAGGTCGTGTTATCGTGACAGATGGTAAGGGAACTTACAAGCCATTGCCTATTGAAACAGACAATTATAAGGCTTTGGGTACTGCCAGCGACCCATTGGAGCATTACAAGTATGCGGGTGTTCTCTATCGTTCCATTCTGAACGGTGAGCCAGCGGCAATTATGACTGCTGGACAAGTTAACAAGGTAGCAGCTAAGGCTGCAAATGGTGCAGACTATCCGGATGCGTTCCTTACAGCTATGCCAAAGATTGCTTTGGTTAGCGATGAGGATGCAAACAAGTTCGATGAGTCTGATGCAACCATGGACAAAGACTAAAAGAAGGAGGATAACAGATGGAAAAATCACTTTATTTTCAGTTGGTCAATAAATACTTCCCACAACTTGTTGCAAGTGTAGTAGAGAAGTTGAACGGCAAGAATCAGACTGCATTGACCTATATGTACCGAGACCACTTGACTAACACATATAGTCAGGACGGACGCTGGGCATCAATTACTGCGGAATACACACGAGTTGCTGCTGATGTTGTATCAATGGATGCAGAACTTCCATTGAAGAGCCGTGATAAGGTTTCAACCGCTGAGGGTCAAATCCCAAAGGTTGGTATGAAGCTTTACATGTCAGAGAAGCAGCTTAAGGATTTGGATAACATGATTGCGCAACGTTTGCCTCAGCCACAGATTTTGCGTAACTTGTTTGCAGACCTTCCTCGTTGTATTCAGGCGGTTTACGAGCGTATTGAAGATATGTTCCTCAGTGAGCTGTCAACAGGTGTAGCTTTGGCAACTCGTTCCGGTGGTACTGGTATCCGAATTGATGTAGGTTTTGCCGAGAAGAATAAGTTCGGTCACGGTGCTAAGGCTTGGGATGCAGAGGATGCAACTCCTCTTGATGACATCCAATTGGTTTACGACAAGGCGATGGAAGACCAAAATACCATCACTACTTGTTATCTTGATGATTACACAATCAAGTTGCTTGGCAAGAACAAGCAGGTTCGTGCTCAGTTTGCCTTCAATCAAGGCATTGCACTTAATGGGGATAACAGCAACATTCCTATTTTGAGCTTTGAGCAGATTGCGTCTATCTTTAGAAATAAGTGGCAGACCAACTTGGTACGTGTAGCCCGTACAATCAAGACCGAGATTAACGGCAAGAAGGGAACACACAACCCTTGGGCTAAGGGTCACATGACCTTTACATGCTATGATAACCTTGGTGATTTGTTCTGGACTAACGTAGCCGAAGCTACAAGACCAGTTGCAGGTGTTACTTATCAGTCAGCCGATGAGTATATCTTGGCTAGCCGTTATTCTACTAACGACCCACTCCGTGAGTTCACTAGCTCACAAGCAATGGTTGTTCCTATCTTGAATAACGTTGATGCCATCTACTCTTTGGACTCAACACAAGCGGTAGGTTAGGCTTATGAGAGGTGAGGTAATTAGTCCGTTCCGTGATAAGTTCCATTTTAACACCATCTATGAAGTTGGTGCAATCTTGGACTTTGACGAAGAACGCATGAACTCCCTTATCGAACGTAAGCTTTGCAAGATGTTGGAGGTGCAGGATGATAACCATTCTGCACCTCTAAAAGACGATAAGGAAATTAAAGATACTCCTAAAAAGGAAGTCTTGAATGATGGAAAAGAAAATCCTGTAAAGGAAGAAGAAAAGAAGTCAGAAGAGACACCTAAGAAGGAAGTCTTGAAGGAGAAGAAGGAGAGCAAGCCTAAAAAGGAGAAAACCCCAAAAAAGGATGCTGCCGAGTCAACCGAAGAGACTTCTGAAAAGGAGAATGTAGAAGAGGAGCTTGACGAAAAGGCTAAGAGCGAGCAAGAGGCTGCAAAGAAAATCGCTGAGGCTATGAGTCAGGCTCAGAAATAATGATGTCACATGAAGATAAGAGAATACATTTCGCAGAAGTTGCGTGCTTGGAACATAACGGATGCTCAATTGGAAGATATTTCGTTAGGTATAGACCTTGACGAAGAATATACGTCTGATAATTCGCAGGTTGTAGGCAAGGCGATGATTTCCGTAATCGAGGAACTTATGCTTGCCCCATATATGAGCAATGTGAACGAAAATGGATTCTCTGTCTCTTGGGACTACTCTAGGATAGGACAATACTATATGTGGCTTTGCCGTAAGTATGGTGTTACTCCGGATAATGAAGTGGTGGCAGCTTTAGGGCTTTCCACTATCACGGATAAGTCTGATATTTGGTAAATGTCTAGGTTATGTTATATTCCCCTCATATATTAAAGAAAAAGTTCGTGAATAAGGTTGTCAACAAGTACAACGAGGTCATTAGCTCTTCTGAGGAATGGAAAGAAATGGGGCGTTGTCGGTGCGATGACAACTCTACCGAGCATTTCACTACCGATAATGGTAGCATATATACACCGAAATATCATATTGTTTGTGACAAGTGCCAGATTTCCGAAGGTGATGAAGTCAAAGTATATTCCGATGATGGAAGTTACCGAGGAGGTGGAAAGGTCTATAATGCCCCTAAGTGCAATTATCTTGGTTATATGAGTATCTATGTCTGATGTTATAAAGGATGAGATAGACGCTTTCTTTGCACAGGGAGAAAGGGAAGTAGATGAATTTCTTGACAGGTTAGGTAAAACTGCTGTTGAGCTTGATAAGGCTAACGGAAACTACCGAAACCGCACAGGTAATCTCAGAAGGTCTAACTATAGTAATGTACATGACCACACCTTGACCCTTGGCAACAAAGCGGAATATGCGTCTGATGTTTCCTCTAGGGGATATGATGTTATAGATTCGGGTATTCAGTATATCAAGAAAGAAATCGAGGATATGCGATGATAACAGAAATAGATGCTGGTCATGTAATCTATGATGACTTGGAACTTATGGGATTGGAACGAAGACTGAAAGGACATCTGACAAAGGGTGGACTTGAGGGGGAAAGACCTTTGGTCGGTGAGAAGATTCCTGATGAAGGCATGATAGTAATCATTCCTAAGCGCATGAGTGCAGACAAGACATATTTCAACGATTGTACTATAGAGGTAAACATATTGCTCAAAGATATAGAGGGCGAGGCTAATCCTCAATTGAACGAGCTTTTAAAGAAGGCTATTCAAACCCTGTCCGACAATGAGGTCGGAAAAGCTGAGGATGTATGGTATCGCTATTCTATCCGTTCCCACGGCATAGAGCAAGAGAGTAGGTTGAGTTGCCATTACGCAAACATTACTATTGATTTTGAAACATTAAACGTAAGATAAGATGAAACCATTTATTGGAATCAAGAGAATTTGGTATGGTGCTCCTCTTACCGAGGCAAATACACCTGCTAAGTTGGCTACATGGTTGAAAACCGCTACAGAGGTTAAGAACAGCCATGAGGGAACATGGGGATATTCTCAGGATGACCCTAGTGTTACCGAGTACAAGAACGAGCTGAACGGACAGGTTTACTATCGTGACAAGACCGATGAGGGTGCTAAGACAATTACATTCTCTATTGGTGTCTTTTCATGGAAGAATAAGGTAGACTTGCAGGGTGGTAAGATGTACAAGGCAACTGGAGAAGAGACTACAACGGAGGCAGATGCAGTAGGTTGGTCTTCTAGCCAAGATTTGGCTAATATCAACAAGTGTATCGTTGCTCAGACCAAGACAGGGAACTACATCGTTTTCTCAAATGCGGCTATCGTTGCCAAGGGTGACCAGCAGGATAAGAATATCACTTTGGGTATTTCTGCCGTTGCTATGGAAAGCGAGACCGATGGTGTGGCTGGCGAGTACCAATGGGAAGGCTCTGCGGTTGTAGAACAAGAATAAGACATAGGCAACAAATGATAGAGGGGGATGGTGTTAATGCCGTTCCCCTTTTTTAATATTCAGAACCATGAGTAAGGCAAGTAAATTAGTTACGGATGCAATTCTTGGAGAGGACACCGTAACGATAATCGTGAATGGAAGGGCTTATTACGTTTCACCACCTACAATTATAAAATTGGTCAAGGCGGCTAAATACCTTGATAGTTTCGAAGAGGGCAAGACCTTAGCGGAAGTCTTATGCATGCTTAAGAATTTGGATGATGCTTGCAAGGCGTTGTCCGTATTCATACAAGGCGATGAATCCATTAGTGATGAATTATCTAAAGGAACGCTTGAAGAGGTTGTCAATGGCTTACAAACGGCTTATTCCTTAATCTCTATAAAGGATTTTCAGACGCTATCAATTTTGGCGAAGAGTGCGGCAAGGATGATAGCAAAACCACGACCATAGGTAACGATACACTCTTAGGACAGATTGCATCTTTTATGGATAGTCTGCATTTATCTTACCAAGAAGTCGTGAAAGAGATACCTTATAGAAACTTATTGCTGATGGCAAAAGACAAGCAAAGAGTAGCATGTGGTGATGTAATGTATGAGGTAACGGAAGAAGAGTTTGGCATGAACTTCAAAAAAGGATAAGTTTAAAATAATGCAAATAAAGTATTAAAAGCACTAAAACGCTTGCAAGTTAGCGAAATATTATTTATCTTTGCAAGCGCAGAACAAAAAAGGATAAAATGGCGATTTAAGAAATTGATAAGATATTAGAGACACGAAACCCGATGGACTATACCGAAAGGCAGTCCGAGTCACTATTCCTTTGACTTTGCAATCGGTAGTTTCGTGTTTTTTGTTTAAAATAAGATGCAAGACGTAAGGTTGATATTCGAGATACTGGTTTCCATGTTGCTTTGCGTTTGTCTCATATTGCTTGCTGTAAGTAGATATAGGCAAAAGAAAAAGCGTGAAGAACCGGAGCGAAAGGAAATGGACTTGATAGACTTCTTTTCTTTGGGAGGAGTTGCCTATTATTGGAACAAAGGTGGTAAGCAGCAGAAATGCTACACATACGAAGAATTTCTGAAAATCAAGGCTGACTACGTGGAGCTTTGGTTGAATCAGAATAGATATATTTTTAACTCTCAATTAGATTGCGATGATATATAAAGTATATGTTTTGTTGCCGACAATAGTTGTAGCAGATGGTATTGTTGGTATAGCTTGGCTAGGAAAGGTTTTTAGCTGGCGATATGGAAAGAACAAGAAAAAGAGCAAGAATGTGTCCTTAATGATAGGATATAACACAGGAATGTCTCTTAAGTCAAAAATAGACGATAACGCAGCGGATGATTATTTAAGACGCATTGTCGAAGAAAACAGAATCTAAATTCAAGGGTTAGAGTCCCTTTTTTACAACCATATTACTTGTGGTTATTTTTATACATCGGTTTTTATTAACGATTGTTTTTTATGGTAGATAAATGTATAAAAACGAGCACAAGTTCCCTTATAGATGGACTAAAAAAGATGCTAATTTCACAAAAGACAAAGGTAAGGTGATGTCTTGCTTTTGTTGTGGAGGTGGAAGTTCCTTTGGCTACAAACTAGCTGGCTACGATGTTGTAGCCTGTAATGAGATAGACCCAAAGGTTATGAAGATGTACTTGAAAAATCACGATGTCAAGTACGCTTTCAATTGTGATATTCGTGAGTTGATTACCAATATCAATATGGGGGGGGCATATTATGAAAGAAGAGCTTCATAATTTGGATATATTGGATGCTAGTTTCCCTTGTTCGGTATTCAGTATTGCAGGTGATCGTGAAAAGGCTTGGGGAAAGGAAAAAGTATTCCGAGAAGGTCAGAAGGCGCAAAGGCTTGACGATTTGGCTTTCTACTCTATCGACCTTGCTAAAGAACTAAAGCCAAAGGTGGTGGTTTTTGAGAATGTCCAAGGTTTGTTGCAAGGTGAAGCTATCGAGTACGTGAAAGAGATTTACAAGCAGATGGATAATGCCGGATATATCTTGCAGCATTGGTTGCTTAATGCACGTAATATGGGTGTTCCTCAGAATCGACCTAGGGTGTTCTTTCTAGGATTACGCAAAGACCTTTGCAAGCCGTTTATGGTTCAGAAGGATTTGTTCGAGCGAGTGCCTAAGATAGATATGGACTTCAACGAGAAAGAAATTGTCTTGGATGAGTTCTCGGACTATAATGGAAGACAGATTCCAAAAGGAGTGATGAAGTATTGGGAGCATAGAAACGAGAAAGACAATTCTATCGGTGATATTGTCAAACGGATGGATAATCGTCTTTCTATGTTCAATAATATGTTTCTTAAAAAGGATAAAGTATGCAATACTATATCAGCAATGGAAGATAGGCTTGTGTATTTTGATAATCCAAGCTATATTTCAGCGCATGATACGATTTTAGCATCAACATTTCCTGAAGATTATGACTTCGATGGCATGAAGCCTTGGTTTGCTTGCGGAATGTGTGTTCCTCCAGTTATGATGGCTAATGTTGCTACGAGAATCTGGGATTGTTGGTTGTCAAAGATTAAAAAGGAGGAATGCGCATGATAACAGCAAGTATGACTTCGGGTGAGATGCGTAGGGTACGAAACTTAGATGAAGCTAGAATCTATGAGTTTCAGATGCGAAAAGCTAATGAGCTTAAACGTGAAATGAGAAAGCAGAACGTACGACAAATAACAAAGACCTTTGAGCTTGTTACACCGAATGCCGATTATCTCATCGTTGTAGGTGTAAAACATGGCGATGTATTTGCTTCCGGTTTGTTCATTTATCTGAAGGAAACCAACGAGTATATTCCTATGAGTAGAAACGAGGGGTATAGCGAAGATTGTTTTGCTATGAGCGTTCATTTTCTGAAGAGATTTGCAGAAAGGTTTTTGAAAAAAGACTTACCGATTGCCAAGATATTGCAAAAGATATATACATCGTTTACGGGTGCAGTTCAGCTCTATAGTGATGACAAGACAAGAAGAGTGGTATTTGCTATTCCGGAAGGGCTTATACTCACCGAGTATGATCAGGATAAGCATATTATACACTACAAAACCTTTGTAAGCATGGATATGCTAAAGAAGACACAGATGCAAAGTTATGAGAAGATTAGTGCATTTCTTATGGAATCATGTGAGCAAATAGCCAAAGCAAGAGAAATAGGAAATGATGAAAAGCTTGGCGTTGTGTACAGAAGGTTTTATGATGATATTGATTTATTAGATACATCGGAGGCGCAATCTATATATTCAAGTTTCTTTGAAAAAGGAGGTAACAATGAAAGATAAATGTGTTGCTAGATTCCTAGGTGATATAAGACCTGTAAAGGGTTACGAAAGATATTGTGTTAGCAAGCAGGGGCATGTTTTTACTATTGGGAGAACGTCTCAATTAAAGGAAATCGCCCCATGTAAGACACCAAAAGGTTATCTGAAGGTATGGCTTTACAAGAACGGAAAACGCAAAATGTTCTATATCCATCGTTTGGTAGCTCAGGCTTTCTTGGAGAATCCAGATGCGTTGCCGATGGTGAATCATAAGGATTTCGACAAGACGAATAACGATGTAGACAACTTGGAGTATTGCACTGCAAGATACAATATGGTTTATTCGGCTATAGCAAAGAAGACTTCATCTGTATACTTGGGCGTGACGTGGAATAAGAACAACAGAAAATGGCAAGCTCAGTACCAGATAGGTAAGAAGAAAATTTATATCGGATGCTTTGGGACGCAAGAAGAAGCTCACGAAGCTTATGTTAACGCTATTAAAGAGATTTGATATGCTAGAATTAAACAGAATATACAATTCCGACTGTATAGAAGGAATGAAGCAAATAGAGAGTGGGGAGGTGGATTTGATTGTTACTGACCCACCATATTGTATCTCCTATAAGACCGGATGGAGAGCAGACAACCATCGTTTTTCGAAGGAAATACTCAATGATGATAATGAGCAATTGATTATTGATTATATGAGCGAATGCTACCGGATTTTAAAGGATGATAGTGCTGCTTATATCTTCTGTAGTGCCAAGACCTTGGACTTTTTTATGCAACAAGCGAGGAATGCAGGGTTTACCATTAAGAATGTGCTCATTTGGCGAAAGAACAACCATACTGCTGGAGATTTAGAGGCGTAATATGGTCAATGTTACGAGCCAATCCTGTACTTGAATAAAGGCAGACGAACCATAAACGGCAAGCGTTTAGAGGATGTTTGGGACTTTGATAGAGTTCCATCAGATAAATTGGTACATCAGAACGAGAAACCAATCCCCTTGCTTATGCAATGCATCTTGAAATCATCAAATGAAGGCGACTTGGTGTTTGATGGCTTTATGGGCAGCGCAAGTACGGCTCTTGCTTGTTTGCGTACCAACAGAAAGTTCCTTGGCTTTGAATTGGATAAGGATTATTTCAATGTGGCACAGAGAAGAATTAAGGAAGAAATGTCTAACCAAAAAGATATGTTTGGATATGCTGGAGATTAATAAAATTTACCAAGGCGATTGCAGAAAGCTATTGAAGCTGATAGACAATGATAGCATAGACCTCGTATGTTCCGATGTGGCTTATCCGGTTCAGTCTAGAGGCGGCTCAGGGAATATGGGAGGATATTGGACTGACTCTCAGACGAGAAAGGGTAAGATATTCAAAAGCAACGATATTGATATTTCCGAGTATATTAATGATTTGTACCGGATATTAAAGGACAGGTCTCATTGTTATCTGATGTGTAATGATTTTAACTTAATGCATTTTCTTGATGTGATAGGAAAGAGCGAATTTCACTTCACTAAATGCTTAATATGGGATAAATGCGCAAAGATATGTGGTCGTTATTATATGGCTCAGAAAGAGTATATCATCATGCTCCGCAAAGGAGGTGACAGACCTATAAATGAATGTGGTACATCTGATATTCTGAGTGTTCCTATTCCTACCAACAAACGCAAGGATAAGGATGGGTTGATTAATCAAACAGAAAAACCAGTGAAGTTGATGGAGATACTAATCAGAAACTCAACAAATGTTGGTGATGTCGTTCTAGACCCATTTATGGGGAGCGGTACAACGGCAAGGGCTTGTGTTAATCTTGAAAGGCAGTATGTCGGTTTTGAGATAGACCAACGACAAGTCGATTTTGCCAATAACGAATTAAAGAACATGAGTAGGCAATTAAGTCTGTTCTAAATTTTAGTTATGCGTATGATATTTCAATGTGATCCAGTTGTAAGAAATGGGAATAAAGAGATTACGGATGCTCTGATAAGAGCTATGAGAGACGAAGCCTTAAAACGTGGGTTGGTACGTGATGAATTGGTAGAATTTTGCAATAGATTCTTGAGAGAAGGCGAAATCAATGCTTGTATAGAGCATTTGCTTGATAATTTCAAACGTTATTTTTGGAGGTATTATTGATATGAAAAGAAGAAAGTTGAACAAGTCTCCAGTGCTAGGCTTCTGCGGATTTGTTATCGGTTACGAGTGCAAGGAAAAGGGAATAAAGCTGATGGAGTGCGATAAGACGCAAGCTGATGCAATCATAGTTCCTCATCACTTTTCACACAAGGTAACGAAGAATAGTTGCTTGAATCTTTTGGTATTGTATAAGGATAAGATAAGGGGTGCAATGCAAATAGGGTATGGAATCCGACCGCACATCAAGACTGAAAAGGGCGAAGTGTTGGATTACCATCAAGTGAGGGAATTTGACAGAATGTGGTTGTCTGATGATATGCCAAAGTTTAGCGAGACGATTTGCCTTTCTCTCTTGCATAAGTATATTAGGGCAACACATAAGGAAATCAAGTACCTTATATCTTATGCCGATACGTCCATAGGTAACAAGGGAACTATATATAAAGCTGCAAACTATGAGCATATTGATACCATTAAGGCAGATTTCTATGTGTTACCAAGTGGTGAGCGTGTGCATCCGGTTACGATGTGGCATCGGCACAAGACAAGAGCATGGGAGGTTCTAACGAAGCTATACCCAGGAATAAAAAAGGCAGAAGGGTTTCAACTTAAATTTCTGAAGAAGTTATGAAGAAAAGAAATAAATGTATTCCTCGTCATTTGCATCCAGATCCTGAGCATTGGGTTAGAAAGGGTCAATCTTGGAAGACGAAGTTAGCTTATGAAAGCGAGGATGATGCTTGGGAGTTTCTGAATCTGAATCCGAAGTTACGGGCACAAGGTATGGCGGTGTATTGGTGTAGGATATGCAACAAATATCATATAGGGCACAAGAACAACAAATAAAAAATATAAACAGCAATGATAGTAATAAAAATCAAAACATGGAAAGACTGGAAGAAGGACTTTCTTGATTGGGTGCAAGAACCTCGACGCAAAACTTGCAAGGATTTTGTAGATTATATGGAGGCTTTGCAAAAACGTGTTCTCTACAAAATAATAGCCGATACTTGCGATAAATATGGCAATATGCGTGAGGGGCAAATCCAAGACATCACAGAAGCAGTCGAAAAATGCGTGGCTGAGTGTGCTAAAGAAGCACGCAAGTTAATCGATGAATGTCAGCCCGCAAAATTCTTCTAGGGATGTAACTCTCATTATAAATAACACAAACTCTACACATAACAAGCGCAGTCCGCGTTATTTTAAAACAGAAATAGTTGGGAATATGAAAAAAGAAGATAGACTTAAAATATATCGCAAATACGATGGTCATTGTGCTTATTGCGGCAAGAGTATAGGGTATAAGGATATGCAGGTTGACCATCTTGTTCCGAAGAATCGAGGGTGTTACTCTCGGTGGAGCGACAAGGCGGGAAAGTTTGTCGTATCCCATGGCGATGATTCCATGGAGAACTATATGCCATCTTGCAGGTCTTGTAATCTTCGTAAGCGTGATATGAGTTTGGAACAATTTCGCTCAGAGATTACAAGACAGGCTAAAGGATTGCTTAATGGTAAGGCTTCTTTCCAAGTAAAGATGTCGCTTGCTTATGGTTTAATCGAAGAGCACTTTGATAGACAAATTGTGTTCTACTTTGAGAAATTTAAATAGTTGGGAATATGAAGAAGTTTAAGAAGTCGATAGAGATTAGCACTGAGAATATTTCAGACGTTCTTCAAGTGCCAATTGTTACAAGTTTATACAAGACTAAGAATTTTAAAAATCCTTGTCTTGAAGGTCGTAGCGTTCCTTATGATACTATAGCATTGATGTATGTTCATATCGAAGGCTTTGATAGCGATTTTTGTATTGACCAAGGTGACATTCTCGCTCTTGATATTTGTGATACTTGGTATGCTTTTTCGAGGAAAGGATGGGAAGAACATAAAAACGATGAGGTATGAAGATGAAAGGATATTACGAATACGACCAGCCCATTTACCCACACTTATTGTGTGTTGGGGTTGGGTTGCAGTTTGAGGATGCAAAGAAAGCATTCTTGAATAATGATGGTACGGATATTGAAAAGTACGATTTTTTAAATGGTGATGGATTTACTTATTACGGACTTCACATAAGAGAAACAGGAAGAAAGTGCGTTCTTGTTTTATTCAGTAGCAGTAAGGCTATGCGTATGAATGTAATTTGTCATGAGGCTAGTCACGCTTGTGATGCTATCGAGGGTAATATTGAAATGAAACATGGCGGCGAGCCTTCTGCCTATCTGATAGGTTGGATTGCGTCTTGCATCAACAAGGCTCGTTTGGGAATTGGAGATTTCGTTGAAATCGTAGATAAGGAAGAAAAATAGCCCAAAGGCAAAATACCTTTTTGGGTTTACCCCATCACTATATATATTAATGTAGTGGTGGGGATTTTTTTGTTAACGTCAGCAAATTATTTGTTTGTATTATTATAGAGTGTTAAAAGATAAAAGAAATACATTAAACAATTTGCATGTTTCAAAACTTATTCGTATCTTTGCATCGTAATTAAGAAATAAAGGTTACTAATTAAAAATGGTGAGACACACCTTAAAAACTGTAATAAGAAAATGAAAAAGTTTTTTGAAAACTTATCTGAAAAGTTTAATGATGCGGCTTTTGAGGCGCAGCTTGATGATTTTACTTGCGAGTTTGATGCTATTAACAAACCTGCTGAAATCGTGGTGTCCGTTAAGAGTAGAAAGGTTATCCATTCATATGGGAATATTTCTTCTTATCCATATTACAATGTAGATAAGATTAATATCTATAATGAAGACGGAGAAGACGTGTCTTTAAAATATCCTTTGTTCTGCCAAAGAGTTAAGGATTGCGTGCCTTCTTATAAAGATGTAGAGAATGACTTGATGGAGGCAAATATGAGCGATACTGAGCTTTATTTCGGCTCAGAGGCTAATTATTTGCATTACAAGTATGGTAACTAAATGGTTTGGATATGGAGTACGAAAATAAGTTTGTAGGTCTTTCATCTGTAATGAGTCACGACCTTGAAATATTAAGGTATGAACTAGAGTATGGATGGAAATTGGCTCTTATGCCAAATGATGTGTGGTACAACTAATTACTTTTAAAATTTCAAATTATGGCATATTATAAAGTTAGTGTAGATGTATCGGATTTATTCGATGATATGCTCGTCCATGTACAGAAGAGTTTTCTTATTGACAAGTTTTGCTCTTTAGCAACAGACCAGCAGATAGAGGTAGTAAGCGAAATGCTGGAGAACCTTAATGGCGACCAAGTAGCTAAAGTTATAGAAGACGCTTTCGATAACTTGCATGAGCAAGGTCAAGAGCAAGTAATCAACTATGTGAACGAATAAGGCTATGATGTCCGATAAACAATATAGAGTTGCTCGCAAGGGTGTTGTTGAGCAACTTAAATTAGCTCAGAGACTACATTGCAAGCACATGGAGCAGAAGTGTAAAGTGGCTTTGGAGAAGTTAGAGAAACGCTTCTTAAAGCCGGATGCTGTGGGCTGCTTCGATTTGGGCGCAAGGGTATCAAATAGTTATTATCATCTTTAAATGGTTAAGGTTATGGCTACAGCAAATTTTGAAATTGGAAATAAAGAATTTGAGGTACGTTTCATACGTGAATCAGGTTATCCTCCAACAAACAATGAACGTGGTTCTTCATTAGTTGAGTATGATGTAACGACATACAAAGATAATCAGCCAATGATAAAGAAGTTCAATCAGAAGAAACGAGTTTATTTCGACCTTAAAGGTAATGTTTATAAGAGTAAGCAGAGCAACAAGGTATGGTTCAATCTATATAAAGCAAGCTAATGGTTATGGGAACAAAAGTAGAAGTAAGAACTATTCCTTTGCATGGATTGTTTATTCATCGCAAGCAGGTTTGGCGGTCACTCAGTAAGCTTAGAGCTGAAAGCCATTCTACGACAGCGCAAAAGGTGTTTATGAATGAGCATGATACCGAGGTATCAACTGAGAATGCTGATTTCATTGATGGCTTGAAAGTCACTCCTTATGATGGGGAGTTGCCAAAAATATCAAAATACGCAGATTGTAGCATGAGCTACTATCAACATTGTTTAATGCAAAAATTGGTTTAGTTATGGAAGCTGAGATTAATATAGTGGAAATCCTAAAGGATAAGCCGCAAGGAACGAAGTTATATTCTTCCGCTTGTGGTAAATGCAAGTTAGAAGAAGTGGATGATAAAAGTTTCAAAATATCCTTCTACAGTTCAAAATTTGGTTTTATGAATGGTGGAGAAGGGTATCTTGATAAAAATGGCAAATTGTATGATGATGGAGAATGTGTTGTTTTTCCATCAAAAGAAATGCGAGACTGGTCTAAGTTCCAATGGAAAAAAGGTGATGTACTGGTGAGTAATGATGGTGGTACAGAAGTTATCTTTGATAAATGGTACGATGATACCTATACCAATTTCTATAGTAAGCATTACCTTAATAGTGAAGATGAAAATAATATTAAGTATAATGAAGCCTTCCTTTGTACAACTGAAAGATATTCCCTTGTAGATAAAGATACTGCTCAGACCTACATTAACACCATAGAGAAGCGTTTGGGTGGCAAGCTCAATCTTGAAACTTTGGAGATTGAAAAGCAGCTTGAGTTCAAGGATGGGGATATAGTAGCCCTTGTGGTACGAAAATGTACACATATTGCTATATTCCAATCGAGACAAGAGGCATATATAGGATTCCATGCAGTTCTTTGCCAGAATGATGAGCTTCTTCTAGAAGAACCATTCAGAGAAGATGTTGGAGATATTGAACTTCGCCTTGCTACGGACTCGGAAAAGCAGCAGCTCTTTGATGCTCTCGAAAAGGAAGGCAAGGCTTGGGATGCTGAGAAGAAACAGATTGTGGACTTGAAGCCAAATATTGAACTCAAGCCATTTGATAAAGTGCTGGTAAGAGACTTTAGTAGAGATAAATGGAGTATAAGTTTCTTTAGTTTTAAAAAGGAAGACTTGTACGTATGCATAAATCATTGTAGTTGGAATCAATGTATTCCTTACAACGAAGAGACAGCACATCTACTAGGAACGACTGATGATTGGAAAGGAGGTGAGGGATGAAAGGATTATGTAGTTACTGCTCCAAATATTTTTTTTGTAGCAAAAGACCCAAACAAAATGAGGAGGATGTAATACTTTGTTCAAGCTTTACCCAGAATAATGATAACGAAGAAACCATTTGGGAGCAGAGAAGATATGAGATAGCAAAAGATGTTGCAGCAGGTCTTGTACAACGTCCTAACTCTACGTATGACAGTGTTGTTAATTCTGCCATCAAAATCGCAGATAAATTAATAGAACGTTTAAAGGAGAAGTAAGTTATGATAGACGATAAGAAAATAGAAGCTGCTGCTAATAAGCATATTGAGACAGAGTATGCTAGATACAATAGTGGCGAGGTTGAGGAAGAAATGATTTGTCTTAGGGGCAAAGATAGCTTCAAGGCTGGTGCTAATTGGATGCAAGAAGAGTTCTTGAAGAACTTGTGGCATCCTGCTAGCGAAGAGCCAGATGTAAGACACAAAACTATCATCTGTCTTTATGAGGATGGACACATCTGTCAAGATTATGATGTTTCTGATGAAGCAACAAGACATGATAGAATCCTTGGTATAGGCGAGTTCAATTGGGACTACTATGCTGAGGATAATGAAATAAAGAAATGGTGCTATGATACTGATATACTGCCAAAAGAAGGAGGTGAGCAATGATTAGAGACGATGTAAAGATAATTGTAACACCAACTGGTGTATCACTTAAAGAAGTCTTGACTAAAGAAGTAGTTAAGGCACTCGAAGAAGAAGCTTCCATCTATATGAATTATGAAATTCCAGAAGTAAAGCTTGGTGGCAACCCTCCTAGTGGCAAGGAAAGCCGTAGAACTAGGAGAATGTTAGAACTTAGAAAAAGAAAGGGTAGACTATGATTGATAAAAACAAAATAGAAGAAGCCAAGGAAGAAATCTATGAAGATAGATTTCTGTTAAATGGCGAAGAGATAGTCTTCAACAATGATGAAAAGGAAGAAATGTTCTATGAGGGGGACATCAAAGAAGCTATTGGACTAGGTGCTAAGTGGGCTATCAATGAGTTCTTGAACGATTTGAATGAATTGCTTCATCCTGCTAGCGAAGTTCCTAGAAATGATAACGGAAAGATTCTCGCATTCTCAAAAGTTAATAGTAATATTAAACTCTACGATATGGTAACTACTCAGCACCCCTATAGAAAACTTCTCGTTAATAAAGCATAAACTTGATTTTGCTTATTTTCATCATCATTACAAACTCTTTAATGATTGAGTGGGTGAGGACGTAGGTTGTTTAAAACAGCTCATTTTGCGAGTTCTTTTTCGGTGATGCTGCCAGCAAGTCTCCTTTGGCTATTATCGCCCTTCAACAATTTATCTGGCAGGAGATACGTTTTTGCATTTTCCACAAGTCAAAAGTCTGCGTTAAGGGATGTAAATCGTGATTTTGCCATGTGGATAAAAATGCTTATCTTTGCACCAAAAACAATGGCAAACGACTGTACTGACATAGATATTGTTTTGCGCCAGATAAACCAGCGTCTGCGCAAGCTTGAGAAGTCCGACTCCGAGAAGACAGAGGAGATCGGACGCCTCAATCGTGTCATTAACCAGAAGGACGTAGAGATACATAATCTAAAGACAGAACTTGCCGTTGCTAAAGAGCGCATCAAGGAACTCGAGGAAGCTGCTGACGATACGTCAAGTACACCAGGGAAGCCCGAGAAAAACAGCAGCAACAGTAGTATCCCTCCATCCCAAGAAAGTATCGCTTCTCGTGAGCAGCGCAGGACAAAGTCTCTTCGCAAGCCAAGCGGAAAGCCGAGCGGTGGACAGCCT